TACGAGATAGGCTCCGGTCTCGTGGGCTCGGAGATGTGTATAAGAGACAGTCGTTATGCTTTACGCATTTTTTACAGGCGATTTAATCAAGTTAGGTAAATAACTTTTTAACGGTTTTTAGGTATGGAAAAGTATATAGTATATTTGCGTGTATCAACTCAAAAGCAGGGTAATAGCGGGCTGGGATTATCCGCCCAACGTTCAATTTGTGAAAAATATATCCAATCACAAGAAGGTGAGATTGTTGGGGAATTTATAGATGTTGTTTCGGGTAAAAGAGAGGATAGGAAACAGTTATGGAAAGCCATCGACTTGTGTAAAGATACAGGCGCAACGTTGATTGTTGCCCGCATGGATAGATTGGCGAGGAATACGGAGTTCGTTTTTAAAGTTGTAAATACAGGAATAAATATATACTTTTGTGACATGCCAGTCGTGAACACGCTTATATTGGGTGTTATGGCATCCATTGCCCAATACGAACGGGAACTAATAAGCAAACGCACGAAGGACGCTCTACAAGCTAATAAAGAAAGGGGCGTACTTTGCGGGCGTGGAAATCCTAATTGGAAAAGTGATGAAGAAACTTTGCGGGCTGGATATAATAAGACGGCTATTACTTTGAATTTACGAGTAATAGAAAGCCCCGAATTTTTATCGTTCGCCCGCATCATGCGCAAGGTAGTACCAATATTGGAGGAGTACTCCACGTCTGAAGAAAAGTTTTTCTTAAGATGGACGAAGTGTAGGTATGAGTTTAAGTTAACACCGAAAGACAAAGAAACTATACGTGAACTGATGGAGGAAGCTAATAGGAATAATAACGAACTGTTTGCGGGCGTTGATTTCTCCCCGGAAGTGTTTCCGAATAAGTTACGAAGCCGTATACAGAGTATGTTTAACACCATATCAAAGTATAATGAACTGAATTATGAAAGTAGACAAAAGTAAATTTAGCCATAAGATAGGCGATACCGTGTACTATTTCGGTACACGGCACAAGGTAGTAGCCTATTATTTTGAGGACGGGTTCAACAACTTCCAGCGCCCGTATGGTTATGTACTGCAAGGGTTGGAAGGTTTCCATACAGCGAATAAGTGCGCTTATATGGAGGATGGCAGCCGTTTTATGAACATAACAGGTAAGCGGGCGTTTATCAACGTTCCCGAAAATGAGATAGAAAGATGTAAGGGTTATTTCAATTAAACGCCATGAAGTATAAAATAAATGAGAAAGTAAAATATTTAGGTTGTAATTACAAGGTCGTAGCATATTATCGTGATGAAAAGACTAACAGAGGACGTTACGTTCTTGAAAGTTTAGACTATTTCGGTAAAGCGAAAAAAGGAATATATATTTTTTGTATGGATGTGCCCGAAGATGAGATATAAAATAAGAGAAATGATACTCTGCACGCAAAGTGGGAAACTTCTTCCGTTGGAAGTGGTAGAGGATAAGATACTAACAGAGCCTATCGACTTGGTAAAGGAAAAGGTAATAGAAGCCTTCGACACGATGTTAGATAAGCCCGTAGACGTACATTTTGATATTATTAATTTAGACAGTGATAAAGTTATGAACGAAGAAGAAAAGAAAAAGGAAATTTATGACGCTACCCGCAAAATGCGTGGCGGTGTCCTTAACAAACAAGGTCGGTACAACTACCATTATTGGGAGGGTATAGTAGAGCGCATAGATACCGCACATAAACCATTTGAGCGGTATGTATACTATATTGACTCCGAAGAACTGAAAAATTCTCATCAGCCACATTTGAACCTTACTGGGTTCTTGGGGCAGGACCATGTTTTATTCAAACGGGACATGCCAAAGATTGGCGATAAGGTGAGACTACGTTTCCGTATCCTTAAAAACGAGATTCCATCTTATGAAAACTCAAAGGTAATAGAGGTAATAGAAAGGGCTAACTTATGAAAATGGTAATAGAGATACCCGAAGTATTCGCCGATGGAGAGGACAGTCTTGTATGTATCGACATTGAAAACGTACTGGAATACTGCCGCCCGAATGAGAGGTTGCGTTCATTAAGCTGTGAGTTTGAGAAGGGGTCGTTGGAATACTCACTACTCATGGCGAAGTTAGACCAAATAAGTGAGACAGTGCTAAAAATGATTGACAGGAAATTAATACCAATAGAAAGGGAGGAACTATGAAACAGAAAGTAACAGTGCTACAAGCTATCAACGACTTAAAAAAGGTTTTCGGAGTGACCGATAAAGGGTTTTCATCCGTTGTTAACGGTACATTTTTTATCGACAGGAGACAGTACGAAAAGTCGGATGTAATGTTTGAGTTGACCGACTACTTTTTAACCCGTGAGATAGAAGACGGATTTTGGAAGTTTGTCGGTCAGACAATGAACTACACCATTTTTGAAATAAACTCTTAAATTTGACGTTCTATGAGTGTAAATAATGGATTCTACATACGGAAGAACACCCCGTACTTACAAGAGAGGCTGAAATCATTAGGATATGCCGTTTGTCCTTGTATCAAATTTTCGGGCGCTGTATGGTTGGATGTTGACTTGAGAAGCAACTCCGTACACGGTGTAGGTTACCCGATAGAATATCCGTCCGGCTGTATAGGTCAGGAACTTGCCTTCTTTGAACAGGACACCAATAGCTACGATTGTGACGATGATGAGGAACTGTTTATAGAGATGGCGGAGAACTTTTCCCCTAATAGGGAGCCGCTGACTTGGCAAGCGTTTTGGACTAATAGGCTCGGTTGACTTGGTAACGAATTTAAAATTTGAATGATATGTTTTTTGTAAAAGTAATAGTCGTTTCCGTGATTTGCTCGCTGTTTGTCTGTCTTGTATCAGCGCTGCTGTGCATGATAGTTAAATGCGACTACACGGAACTCGGCGAAGATGAGGAGGAAGAATAATGGGAGCGATAACTTTTTTAGTACTTGCTTACCTGCTATACAGGTTTGCGAAAGAAAGTAGTGGGTAATCGGTTTTTCCGAACTACCACTGAAAGGAGGTAATATGAGTAAATTAAAAAATCTGACTATTTTATACGGTTGCATCTCTTTTGTTTGTGCAACAGTATTATTATTGATACTAATATTTGCATTAGCTTCATATTTCGATTCAAATAGAAATCAAGGAAATAAAATGGAAATTATTGAAATTAAACTCCAAGACGGGTCTGTTTACACCGTCGGCGAGGTCTACGAGATTGGCGAGCAGTCGCAGGAATGTTATGAGATACGTAAATTTAAATACGGATATTATGTTCGTTTTACAGGATTTACAGCGTTGTCGGTAAATAACCCAATATATATCAAATATGCGAATAAGAAAGATAAAGATGTTGTTCAGTGACCTTAAGCGGGTCTTCCTTCTCCACCTATACATGAGACGGATAGAGAAACGTCTTGTTAGCGTTGAAATAGTGATACCAAACAGTTTCAGTTATAGGGGAAAGCACAAAGATGTTTTCGAGGAAGCCGCCCGCAAGCTATCTCGTCAGTACCCTAAACACAGTTTTAGGTATTACGATTTCTTCGATTTTGTTATCTTACATGTTAAATACTCCCCACGTGACCAGCGGGGATTTTATAAAGAGAAAAGATGAGGAAGAATGATAAGAACGGATGTTGGGAATTTGAGATAGGCGAAACGTTCAATTTTGAGGGTAAAACTTATCAGTGCATCCGGTCTATTGATGGAACGTGTGGCGGTTGTGCCTTTTGGTGCGGCGCCCCCAGCTTGGCAGAGGCAGCGAAACATGATAGGTTCATGAACCTTTTTTGCTGTGACAGAATCCCGTATAAATTCCCACGGGAAGATAAAGAATCAGTTATTTTTATTGAATATCAACCTTTTAAAACAAAAAAATCATGAAGAAGATTATTATTATGATGGTTGCATTATTTGCAACGGTGGTAAGTGCAAGCGCACAGAGTGGATTAACAATTAAGCAGCAGCAGGCAAGACTGCGAGAAAGCACATGGCGTGTTATCGGTACTGCCAACATGAACAATCCCGAAGACGTGAACAGCCCGAAGCTAAAGGACGAGTATTCTCTCATCTATTTTTCGAGCGTGAAGAATGGAAGCATGTTCATCTCATTAGGAGAATTTGATTACGGGTTTGGTTTTTACGAGATTACTACCCTTGATAACAAGAATTGGGGCGTAACAGTTAAGACTAATAAGCACACGGATGAGATGGTATTCTTGGTTAAGATGGAGAAAGATTTCATCATGTTGGTTAATCATACCGGGTTCACTTTAGTGTTGAAACCTGTAAAGGCGAAGCATAGAATACTTTAAAATTTGTGAAAAGTTTCAGATTTCTTTGGAGTTTAGAAAATAAGACGTACCTTTGTGTCGCTATCGTATACAACTTTTATTCTATCTACTTAAGATTTCTGAAATGTAAAATGTAGGAATGTACTTATAACAAATGTGAGGTAGTTAGAATAGTTGTAGTACGATAGCAATTCCTACTATCACAATAGAATGCGGAGTTAAGTAGGGATTACTTGGCTCCGCATTTGTTTTACATGAGGAACGAATTAATAAATATGCCGAAGTACCTGTTAGCCGACAACATCCGTAACAAGCGGAAGTTGGAGTTAATAGCTTTCTTTGCCCTTATCAAATTCAACTATCGTTCCTCATCCCTCACAAATCTTAAGATTACAAACATCATGCGGTTGTGTCATGTTAGCCATTCAAAGGCAAAGCGCTTATTGGAAGATGCTAAATTAGATACGAGTTTATTCCGCTATGATTCCAAGAAAGATATACTAACAGCCATCAGCATACTTAACTTTGCTACTGATAGAAAGAGTAGGAAAGGGCACGATATGCTGGCATGTTATGTTATTAAGATAAACAAGAAAAAAGATAATGGAACTAATTGGGCATTATCCGCCCTAACTAAAGAGTTCCGAAAATTGTTAGTACTTTGCAACGTGAATGCAAAAGAACGTGATGATTCATTTACCGTTGGGATTCCAAATAATCTTGTATGCAAAGCGGGATATTCATTCACCATCGCAAAAGGAGCTAACATCATCGGACAAAGCAAAACTTCTTTTAGACGTGTAAGAAACGAATTAAAGAAAGAAGAACGGCTACAAATAACAACACATAGAAAAGTGAGTTCATTCAAGTATATAGATGAGGTTCCGAAGCCGGAGCCGGGCGTCTATATTCATATAGGGGACGGAATCTATTTTATGTGTTCTGCTGATTCTTATGTTATTTCAAAGAGAGGGGATAACGAAAGATTCAAGCATGTTATTTTCAATCATGAGAACCGAATACACTCTAAATATATGAAGCCAAACATGAATGATTTAGTAGAAGAAAAAGCCTACCAATGCTGTCATTAAGCACATTTCTATTTTGGCACCTATATTTACTGTTGAGATTATATTGATATATTAACTAACTTGATATACTATGAAGTGTAAAGTTTATAAGAAGAATGAACAAGTAGATGAATCTGAATATGATTACATCATCTACACAGACGGAAGTGCTAACAATATCACAAATCGGATGGGCGGTTGGGCTTTCGTAGTACTTAGGGACGGTAAAATACTTATGGAGGATTCCGGTTCCGAAAAAGAAACTACTAACAACCGGATGGAACTGATGGCAATAATAAATGCCGTTTCTTCCGTAGCTGGTGATGGTAATAAATCCATTTGTGTCTATACTGATAGCGAGTATTGTATCGGTGTACTTTCCCAAAAATGGAGCGCCAATGTTAATCGGGACTTAATATCTCCCTATATCAATATGGTATATGACTTGAATTTGCGTATTGACTTCAAATGGGTAAAAGGTCATTTCGGCAACAAATGGAATGACTATGTAGACAAGAAGGCAAACCAAGAGTATGAGAACTTATCCGGCGAAAAGCAAATAGATTGGAAAGATAAGAACCAAGTAAAGGAGCTTTTGAAACAAAGAGCACCTAAATATGGTTACGGTAAAGGAGCTGTTACCCTACAATATCTGCATGATTCCTTGGTAGATTATCTGCGTACATTCTATTCGGAAAGTAATATTCAAACTATTTTCGACAGCGTGGATTATGATGAAATATTAAACACTTTTTTAGATTGGGTATCAGAGGAAAAGAATAGTATTATTAACTTAAAATAAATCATGAAGAAGAAAGAATTAAAAGTAGGTGAGAGAATCCAAGTCGGATTAATCACATTGGAGTGTCAATCAGTAGGAAACGACCGTTACCACTGTTTAGATTGTTTTTTCTACGACAGAGAGTGTTCAATTGCCACGTATATATGTGGTTTTTGTATGAAGGATATGCGGACAGATAAACAGGATGTTAGGTTTGTGGAAGTAAATGAGGATGAAGTTCCACCGCTTGAATTGTTTCCCACTGAACCGGAGCCGAAGAAGCATAAACCAACCGCCGAAGACGTAGACCGCCTTTACAGCCTATATCCCACCTTCTGCAAGACCCGCAACCACTCCACCGGAAAAGGGCGCAAAGACAAAGAGAAAATCAAGACCCTGTTAAAGACTATCTCCGTGGAAGAATTGGAGTTCACCATTAAGGCTTATGTTAAGGAGTGCGAGGAAACGAAGGCTTATCTAAAGAATTTCAGTACGTTCTTGAATAATCTTCCCGATATGGGATATAATAACCAACCGGAGCCGGAGAAAGAGGACGAAGACCCGAAGTCAGATTACGTTAAGGAACGGATTGCCGAATTGGATGAGAAGATTAGCTACTATAAATAATGTTAATAAGTTGCATATATCAAACTAATACCCTACATTTGTAGAAACTAAAAACAAAAATCATGGGAAAGATAGTATTTGAATTAACAGGACAAGATTTTTTTTCTTTAAAAAAGGAAACTCAAAAAGAGTTGACCAACTTATATATAGGTAAGGTTGTTAGATGTTTACAAGAAATGGATAGTGAACTTAACGAATCTTTTAGCTTTCTAAAAACATCTATTGAAGAAAGCATAGAGGAAGCAAAGAAAGTAGTATATAAAGATATTTATCATGATGAAGGTTAATCTATATGTGGAAGTCACTTATAAAGAACTTCTCCGAGATATAATAGTATCAGAGGAAGATATAAAAGAGTTGGAAGAAAATTTAGGGAAACAAGTACCCGAAAAATCAGAATGCTATGATTGGCTGTGCCGAAGATGCAAAGAGGAAGACGGATGTTTCCAAGGGTTTAAAATTTTAGGAATTGATGGAGCATGAGGAAGATAAGTTTTAATGATGAGTATAACCTCACTAAGCATGTGATTAATGGTGAGATTACTATATATTTGGAAAAGCCGGAATTACTGTCGTATGTTGAACCATTATATAGACCTCCTACGTTTAATGTTGGCGAGATAATAGCTATTGCACAGCCATATAAGGATATTCCTTCATTTCGGGATAATCCGAGATACGTGGGTGCAAGCGGGTATCATAAAAAACACGATGTAAAGGCTTGGGTGATGCCGCATCATATAGAGATTGTAGGGAAAATAAAACCTGTACAAATAAAAGACGTTACTAATGCAGAATGCTTCAAAGCTGGGGTATTGAAAAGCGATGATAGATATGGAATGTACCGGACTCCTTTTGGAAATTTAACTCCTTGTGTATATGCCGATACACCGCAGAAAATTCTTTCTGAAATGTACGAGGATAGAAAGGGACCGTTGCCTTGGAATAACGTTTATTGGATGTATCACTTTAAATTAATAGATTGATGAAAAATTTTAAAGAGTTTATAAAAAGATTGTCCTTTGTTGTGGGAGTAACTATAGCATGGGCAGTAGGTTGCTATTTGTTAGCACAAGTGAATGTATTGTTAGTGTGGGTAGTGGCGATACTCACTATATTTGGTATTGCATTGGGTGATGTATTCAAGAAAAGAAGCTATTATATTCTTTATGCTTTGCCTTGTGAAGATAAGGTAAAATTACATTTTCGCATTCACACCACTAATAGGGGAGAATCATTCAGCTTATTGTCCCTTATTAAAGACTTAGAAAAATTGCATGACGGGCAAACCCCTACCATTCTTTTTTGGAAAGAAATTTGATTAAATAAAAACATTTCGTATCTTTGCAGTGCGATGTCACCAACAGACGTCCAACTTCACCCTTCATGATTTGTTCCCCGCTATAGTACGACACTGTGGCGGGGTTTTTCGTTTTATTAACATATATACCGTTGGTTATACCGAATAAAATAGCTACATTTGCGGAAACAATAATAATCATAACAATGATAGTGAATTTCAAAGAAGTAAAAGTAACTTACTCATTTCAAGGAGACAAGGGTAAGATAGAGAAAGTTAACGAAAAATATTTAGTAAATGATGTAACTATCGGTAAGGCGGAAGAAGCTGCTTACAAACTGGTAGAGAACTATGGATTCACAGACTTTCAAGTGCTTTCTGTAGGTGTAACAAACTTCTCCGAATATATCGGCGAGCGTGAACTGTCGGATGATTGCAAACTGTATAAGGTGAAACTGAACTTTATTACAATTGACGAGAAGTCCGGCAAAGAGAAGAAAACTCCGTTCTACTATTTGGTACAAGCAAACTCAATGGAAAAAGTCAACAACACTATTAAGGAATTAATGGGTTCAACAATGATTGACTACTCCGTGGCGCAAATTACAGAAACTAACTATTCGGAAATCATTTGGTAATGGAAGTCAGATACAAAAGATTGGTTGATAACGCCAAAGCCCCGTTTCAAAAGTATAAAGACGATTATTGTTGGGACTTATACGCTACTTCCTGCGAGGAGATAGCGCCTAACATTTATCGGTATGAGCTGGGCATGGCGATTGAGATGCAGAGAGATTTGGAGAAGATATTGTTTAATGGTAGTAACATTTGTGTACCATTGGATAAAAGCTATTGCAAACTATGCCTGCATCTGTTTCCGAGAAGCAGCGTTTGGGAGACAGGTATGGTTTTAGCTAACACACCTGGTGTAGTGGATGAGCCATACCGTGGAGGAATAGCAGCTATCTTCTATCATGTAAATAAGGAAATGCCAATATATAAAGTCGGAGACCGGGTTTGCCAATGCTCTTTAGGTATATCACTTCCTATTGAATGGAAAGAAGTACAAGAATTGAATGATGGCGAGCGTGGCGAAAACGGATTCGGTTCAACGGGAAAGGAGTAAGTATGAAGTATGTTACAGTAAGACAATATGCCGAAATGAAAGGTGTTACAATGGAGTGCATCTACAAGTATATAAAGCAAGGCAAGTTGGAATACATTACCCATCCGGTCGGAACGACTAAGACGGGGTATATGATAAAGGTAGATGATGAAAAGGACGTTCCCAACTCCTGTAAAAAGGAGTAAATACGGTAATAAGAAGGTTGAATTTGACGGATTCAATTTTGATAGCATAAGGGAAAAACAGCGCTATATCGTATTGAAAGATGCTGTTAAAAAAGGATTGATTTCCGATTTACAGCTACATGTTAAATACGAGCTTATTCCCTCTATCACGGAGGAATACGTTGAACATTTGAAAACGAAGGATAAAGTTAAGACCCGAACCTTACAATTGCCAATAACCTATACCTGCGATTTCCAATACATAAAAGACGGCGAATTAGTAGTAGAAGACGTAAAAATATCCGAGAAGATGATACCTAAAGAGTTCATAATCAAAGAGAAACTTATGTTTTGGAAATATAGAATAAAGATAAAAAGAGTTTTTAAGCCTAATGAAAATATTTAGTCATGGATAAAGTAGAGAGATTTAGAAAAATAGCAGAATCTATAACTGCAATGTACGAGAAGAAAAATACCGATTATAACGATGCTTTCGGTTTGACCTTTAACGAATACGGTCCGCTGCAAGGTCTCGGAACCATACAAAATAAAATCTATAGAGTAAAACATCTATTAGAGAATGAGGCGGAACCTTATTATGAATCGGTGATTGAATCGTTGCAAGATATTGCCAACTATTGCATCATGTTGCAAATGGAGTTGGAAGATATTTCAATTAGCGGATTAAGTGAAGCTACTGCAAGAAGACTTAATGAGATGACGGAAAAGCTTATTAAAGATGCAGAAAAATATGTCAATCAGACCTCTACCGTCAAGGATATTGACTATGTGGTAAACACCATCAAGGAAAAGCCGGTTGAAAAAATATGTGGAACTTTCAAAGTTACTGATGATGGGGACGAAGTTACTATCACTTTAGACAATACTAAAGAGGAAACGAGTAAATTCGCCGAAGCATTGGAAGAATTTATAGCAACATGGTTTGACGAAAAAGTAAAGGAAGATGGCAACAAAAAATGATTGGCTAAAAGAATGCCTTATATATCTGCAAATCCCGTCACTGCCTAAGAAGGAATGGGACGGGGAATCAGAGTTCAACAAAGGTATCGGATTAGTGGAGCGTATCTCAAAGAAACAGGACTATGTTATCTGTAGATACATTCCCGAAAAGGATATGTGCGTCCGGGTTATTAAGGACTTCTCCGGTGAGCCGTTCTTGAAAGTATTGGAGTGCTACCCGATGCCGGACTATGCGGACGTTGAGATAGATTCTATGCAACTTGACGAACAAAGCAAAGCGGCAATGGAAATGCTCATTGAAGAACGGAACGAAAAAATTAGCGAGGATGTACAGGATGAGGACGAGAAACTCCCCGATTGGATATTCCCGTTTATCAACAACAAGGAAGAAGCCGTAGCGTACCTCAAATCACAAGGCGTTAAGGTTCCGGCAGCGCTAAAATCGGAAGACAAGATTAAGGCGAAATTATACGTGTTATACCAAGATAAAAAACAGCATGGAAAGTAAGAAACTAAGCAAAGCCCAACTTGAAAAGGCAGTACGAACCGCAATTGTATACGTACCGAAAACAAAGGAAACAAAGACTCTTCGGCTTGACGACCGGGGATTTACCATAACTATCACGGAGAACTATACCGTAGTAAGTACCAACTTCCACCGGAATGTGTTCAGCAACTTTGTTAGTGACGGTCTGTCAAATCCGCATGTGTGGCTGGATTCGTTTATCCAAATATGCGAAAAGTACCATGAGTACGGGGAAATCAAAGACGATAACGGAAATGTAAAAGCATTCAGTCTTAAACAGATGATGGAGAACGCTAAGGATAAGTTGGAAGATGTGGAATTTATGATTCTACAGCATACGGACGCTTGGCTTTCCACATTGACAGAAGGATGCTTCGCTATCGGCGATACCGACCTGCATATCCAAGATGTTATGATTATGTATCTTTCGTTCCTGGCTAAGTCAAACGTCCTTCTTTCCGCTGCTGATAAGGATATTTACAAGCAGGAAATGTATAACAAGTACCTTGCTGCTATCCGGTGGATGGTGCTTGATTCCGCTACGGGTATCAGTCTCGAAGAAGTGGAAGCTATCGAAAACGAAGCGCTTGAAAAGTTGAAGAACTTGGCGAAAGAGAAAGGTAACGAATTTGCGGATTCAATCGCTATTCACAAACGGGCGTTTGAAGACCAAGAAGCATTAAGACAAATTGCAAATGGATAAGTAACAATTTTCTCATCATAATTAATAGTAGTGTTTATTTACAGCGGCAGTCGGTCTGTGAAGATAGGCTGCTTTTAAAAACTAACAATCATGAATGTAAAATTTGAATATGATAAAGATGGAATGCCACTCATTAGAGTGCATGTATGGGATGAGGTAGAGGAAGTGCTACCTAAAAAACAACATCCTGTAGTCGTTGAATGTGAACATGGGGTAGTGTTTTGTGGGTATTACGATAATGGGAAGTGGTTTGAGATGGACGGGTACAAGGTTGATAGTTGCAATGGTGACCCTGTTTATTCCTCATTCGTTGAGATACCTAAAGAGTGGAAACCTATTCGGTGGGCGGATATTTTAAGGAGATAATTTTGTTTATTCACAAGATATTATTAACTTTGTCCCAATCGAAATAACATGGAACAGGACTTGTTTTATTTTTTCAAGAACTCTATCAATAGGAATCTTTGCGAGGACTATAAAAAAGAGTGGAAACTTTGTAAGAGCGATAAAGAAAAATTAATCAACCTTGCAATGAGACAACAGTCAATACCCTATTTCGCTACGGCTATGTACGAAGGATGGGGACTGTCGGTAGACTACTTGGTGAAAGAGTTCGGAGATTATATGAACGGGAAATGTACACTCCATGATTGTGACGGTGTTAACGGATATAGTTACAGTATGTACGCTGATTACTCCGGTTATATCATCTTGGATACAGATGTAAGCCATATAATACGGAGCGATGCGACAATAGGAGTTGACGAGTTCAAAGCGCCTATCATCTATCTTTCAAACGGGGCGGACGTGGATATACAGAATGACGGAAACAATTCCATTATCGTGTATATGTTTGACGAAAGCAAAGTCCGGTTCCCGTATATAGATGAACAGACGATTGTAACGGTATTCAAGTATTCCGAAAAGGCACAAGTTACCTTCGGAGAATGCGATGGGAGATTAAGAGTGCATAAGAAACAATTAAAACTATAGGTATGGAGAAGCCAAGAAATATCCAAACTACCCAACAAGTAGTAAATAGTGTTTACAAACAGTGGGGGGGGGAAATTCCTAATGAGATAATAGAAGATATGATATCTCTATGTTATAAAAATGGGGATATTCCAATTGATGAAATTATAGATGGAGTTCCTGCCTTTGATATTTTAGAAAGAATATCTAAATATTTTGAAGGAATAGAGAAATTTAAGTCTACAAGTTCTCAATACTCTATAGTTGCATTATTATTGCCCGTAACAAGAGATGATGATGGGAATTTAGAATCAATTCATCTCATATATATGAATAGAATAAATCTTTGGAAAATTCATTATAACAAATTAGGAGATTCAACAAAAATTATAGCTAAAGCAGAAACAACAGTATGAGTACAAAATTCACAAATCAGAGAACAATGTGGCATGTCGAAAATACAATCGGCGAAGTCACAATTAACGGAGATGCAACCGTAAACGGTGAAGGACTGATTACACAGTTCAACGGAAATATCAATTCAACAGAGGGGAAAAACGGCTACTTCAACTACAACGAAGATAGCAATAATAAGGTAAACCGGAACTATAACGGTGACAAGGAAATCGAAAGCCAAGCAATAAGTATCATTGATGCTACTGTGGCTGACATAAAATTGCAAGTTCAAACACCCGTAACTAAATAACTATGAGCGAAGAAGTAAAAGAAGTAAAGAACGTGGACTTTACCAAAGTTCCGGTAGTAAACGTGGATGATTCAATCACCGAAGTCGACCTGTCAAAGCAAATAGGAAACCAAATCTATTCCAACTCCAAAGACATCGGAGAAGCGGAATTGGCTAAAAAGATATATAAAGAAGGGGCTGTAGACCTCACGAAAGAAGATACCGAAACCGTGCTTAAGTTCGTGAAAGACTTTATCTATCCGATTAAAGTTGCGGTTGAGGGGATGTTGAAATTTTGAGCTTTTTATTTTTATTTTCATGATAAAAATGGGAGCGGTGGGGATTTAGTTAAAACTAATTAACTTTCAGCTATATTGCCCTGCCGCTCTTTATTTGATTATATTTTTTAGTGACTAAAGTGGAGGGGATAGGCGGAACTTGCAACCCGCTGATAAAAGGTTTGGCTATTTCCTTTTCCCCAACACAAAATATTACGTTCAGCCATATAAATCACATAGTAAAGTTTTGTCATAAAAATTGAATTAACTTGGGAGCGCTGCCTGTGAAGGTGGCGCTTTTGTTATATAAGGTTAAAATAGTTGGATATATAAAACTTAATGGCTACATTTGCAGAAACTAAAACATAAAAGTATGACAGTACAAGAATTATTAGAGTTTCTTTATCAAGTGGAAGATAAAACTAAAGAAGTAATATTGGAAACAGGAACTACAGCAAACGGATATTCTTCTAAAGAAGTGGAATCGGTGAGCGAAGATTGCAAGTATGTAATAATATATAATAAATGGGTATGAAAAAGATAAAAAACATTGAATTTGAAATTACTTACCGAGTATCATTTAGTGATATAAAGGTAGAGGATGATATATACGATGAAATGCGAGATTGTTATGCGGATTCGTCTAATAAGGAATGTGTTTCTGATAAACTTTCAGAATGGTTTGAAGAACATATTGCCGAAGAGTTGGCAAAGAAAATAGAAATTGAAATAATTAATTTTGAAAAAAATGAAGAAGATTAAAAACATTACAGTTAAAGTTACTTATGAAGTATCATTAAGTAACATTGAAGTTAAAGACGAAGTATATAATGACCTCCTCGAATGCTATGAGACGGGAGAAGATATAGACGGAGATTCTTGTGATACTGTTATGGACTTTATAGACAGTTATGTACACGAAGATACCTGCGACGATATATGTTTTGAAATACAGGATTTGGACGGAGAAGACGCATGATAAACTATAGTATTACAAAAGCAGAAATGAAGTCCCGTGGCGTGAACGACTTGGCGCCATTGGATTACTCTTTCGCCCTATTGGTAGCAATCGGAGTAGACGCCACACAAGCGTATATGACTACTATCCGAGGAAGAGACTACGAAAAGAAAGAGGACGCCCAGCTTCAACGGTTTAAGGAGAAGTGCGAGAAAGAAGCGGAAGAAACACTGCAACGGGCGGATATAAAGATGCTGGTTGACTTGCTGAAAGCGGAATTTGAAAAGGCAGTCAAGAACGAAGCACTTGAACTTAGCGATGTGAATTTCAGTGCGGAAGACCTTAGACGTATATTGGCGAAGTTCCTTAAGAACAAGTACGCTGACTTGGATTCGGCAGATGCAAAGGACTTACTGAACGCTATCAAGATTTACATTGATAAGTTCGGGGATATTGGCGATGATGGGATAGCAAAATTCAACAGACACTTCATCCAAGTGTACCCACCGTACAATGCGGTGTGCCCGTCATGTAACCGGGAGATTGACTTACCAAGGGGAGTAAACTCCAAGTGTAAGCATTGCGGGAATAGGTTTATTTGGGACGAAGAAAAAGAAAGGTATTTTTCATGAAAAAAGAAATTGATTATAGAAGATTTAGATTCCGTATCGGAGACACTATATTGTTTAACGGAAATGAATTTAAAGTATTAGCTTATTACTTTGCTTATCGCTTTAATGACTATAGTTGTTATGGTTACACGATAAACTTTCCCCTCCATGATGGGGGTGATTATTCATATGATGAACATGGGAAAAGATTATCTTTTAAAGAATTTTCCACCCTTTATATAAATGAGTACAAAGCTGAATATCCATCTAATAAAAATAGTTATGAATAAGAAAGAAGCTGAAATATTAGCATTAGAAAGTTTCGCAAAGTACAAGGACGATATTCTTATTGAATATCAAAAATACTGTAAAGAAGAAGATTTCGATATAGTAAGCGATATGGTAAAAATACTATCTGACAAAATGTTGGAAAGAGCAAATAAACTTAAGAATAAGGAAACTATTAATTATAACATGTTCAGATTTCGTATCGGAGATACAGTATCATATAAAGGTTATAATTATAAGGTAAAAGCCTATTATTTTGCTGATAATTTTAATAATTATAACTATTATGGATACGTAATAGATTATCCATTTCATAATGGGCTCTCATCTTCTTATGATGAATTTGGGAATAGATTAATTTTTGAAGAAGCCTCCGTTCTTTATGTAGGTGAAGAAAAAGTTGAAAAACCAATATCAATTGGTGATGCTAACGACGAATGACTTCATGTATACAAAGAACATATTGTCGTTCTCGTCATAGATTGTATCAGTAGACAAAATACCATCAGATGAGATAGAGTATTTTCCCGTGGGGGTCTCTATCTCATTCTCGATGATACTTGTAATTTTTTCTTCCGCTTCGGAATAGGCTGTGTCATTAACACGACCCCTCGTCTTAGGCGGTATGTACATCTCGACCGTTACTCTCACAGTGGCGTAGGCATTCAAATCAAACTCACTCTTATCTCGGATATTGCCCATACGTATTACCATAAACCCTTTGCTCTTCTCCTTATCATCCAATCCGGTAGGGATTTCAATAGGAAAGATAGAATTGGTTACCTTCTTGTAAAACAAGGAGTGAACATATTGGTATATCGGCATTCGCCGGGCATCTATTTTCATCGTCAAATATTGAATGTAGTTATCTTTGCTTTACCTCCGAAATCTTCTACAATCTCATCATAGATAGATGATAATACGTAGAAATTCCATTTCTCCAACCACTTTGCATACGGTGTAGTAGCAGCCAACACTAAATCCCATCCCATGTAGGTTTGGGGAGTATAGCTATTAACGAATGCTTCTGCCATCGCCCGACCGTTCACCTCGTCACCGTGGTAAAACGATGGTTCCTCTGCCACTTTGGAAACATACAGATAGCCGCTATCCTTTAAGACACCGTTGTAATAAACAGCCCATACATAACTATCAGCCAAGTTATAGGTACGATTCGTGAACAGGCTTTGCTTATAGGCTTTCTTCAAAAGGAGTGGAGCATACTCTATTAGGCGGTGGGTCTGCTCTTCTGCCAATTTAGCGAATAACCTTTTCTTAGCATCCGCCAATCCTGCGAAACTTACCTTAACTCTTATTCCCATGATTTCCTCTTCGCATATACCGTAATTCCTCCTAACATGGAAGCGATGGAATTGTCTACTTCAAGGTCGAAGGTCTCACCAAAAACAGTGACGGTTATGATATCGTTCGTCCGGACAGGGTTATAGTAGACGCCATCCTTAACAGACAGTGGTAGGTCTATTACATAGCTGGACGTCTTGGCGGTACTTCCGCTTTCGGGCTGTGACAGATTTACATCCATCTTACCCTCGTAGACAATCAGTTCCTCGTCATCGCCGAAGGTGGATTCGATGATGCGGGTAACTTTACCGTCATACGGAAATTCCTCTATATCCCTAAACTCAATCATACTACGTCAACTATTTTAAGGAGCTTAATCTTCCCCTTAGTGTTCGCCAAGATGTCATACTTTGGGTCATCATACTTTTTGTATATGCCCAAAGCATAACTTATCTTGGACGACTGATATAAGTCGGTTTCGGAACCGATGGTTCGCTGATAATTATTATGGCTTGCGGATTGAGAAGCAGTACTTGACGGGCTTAACATTACTGCCGTGAAAATGGTGTCAGCAATCAAAAGCTCTTTCTCCTTATTGGTAATCGTAGCGAGTTCTTCTGTGCCCGATAACTCCCTTGATTCGATTATCGCTTCAAAGGTCGTCTTATCAAAAGAGTAGCGTACAGATGATGAAAGCCAGTCTAATATTGTCATTCTCTATCCTCCTTTATATAGATATGAGTGTTAGGATTCTGCGGTCTCGGTATCTACAATAACATGTTCCATGAACTCCGTCAATACAGGCATGTAACGTCCGATAACATCGGTGTGGTAAGCCTTGTACAAGCCGTTGGGAACAGTCTTGTTAATCACATACAGCAAGCTATTCTGTGCAGTTGCGATAGAGTAGTCAATCGTCTTGTTGGCTTCTCTCTGCAACAGGATAACATCGGCAACGTCAGAGTGAACAACCTTACCAGCCATACCAAGCGGACGGAGAACTGCAACGTTCTTCTTCCAACCCTTAACAGTGCTGATAGTCGTAATAGTCTGAACGGTCTGTTCCTCCTTAACGATACGGATAGGAGAAATCTTAGATACGGAAGAACGGGTATAAGCTACCAATTGTTCCCAAGAAATCACCTGTGCGTCAAGGTCGGATGCGCCGTTAGTGATAACGACAACCTTATCGGGGGCATACAAGCGCAAGAAGCGGTTAACTTCTTTCTTGAATGCGGCATTGTTCAACAGAGACATAACCATATCATACGGCAAGTCCCATTCCATCGGACCCTCAAATCCGGTTCTATCACGGAAATCCTTTTCAATCTTCTGCATCTGTGACGGAACGTCAGCGGAAGCGTTAGACCATACGTCAGCACCAGCCTTAACGAAGTTGGCAGCAGGAACGTATTTCGGGAATTGATGGATGATACCTGTCTGACCCTTGGAATCAGCATTGGAGTATGCACCACCGTTAGACATAACCTGTGCAGCCATGTTAGAGATACGGTAGTTGTGCGTCTTAATCAAGTCACCAACACCACGAACATAACCGGCAAGCAAAGTCTGATTGTCGGCTGACAACTCATTCAAGCGGGCTTTCAGTTCCTCACGGGAAAGTGAAGTGTCAAACAATCCTTTACCGTATTGGGGGATAGTACCGGTTCTCTGTTCCCATCCTTCATTATCCATCTGTGCAACTTCACTCAACGGAGCCATAGCATCAGCCATCGGAACCGGGCGGCGAGTAATATTATAGATGGTATAGGCGGGGTCGGCTTTCGGACGGGACAAATCCAAGTTGTACTTGGCACCGTCTATCGTGAAGTGTTCCTGCCAAAAGAATTGGTTGGATTCGATTTCCAAATAGTCGTCAATCAACGTCTGAACAAGTGCCGAAGTACCGTCTTGGTTGATAAGTCCTCTCTGATAAAGCTGGTTCACCAACTCATCAGCATTCTGATTGTATTTATAAGCATTTGACATATCTTATCCTCCTCTTTTAGATTTCAAAAATACCGTCAATGTAGCTTCTATTCTTTGCGAGAATATACTTAGGAAGCGGCTGCATACGAGCAATGAAAGCACGTTTGCCATATACGGTATTAATGTTGTGTTGTACATTTTCAATACCCCACTGACCGTTGGTAGGCATCATCGGAGTATCTACCTCTACGAAGGTATTTGCGTTCTTTACCAATACGGTAGCATCAGCAGCGGCAGTAGTAGCGGGGTCGCCATTTGCATCGGCAGCTTCAACAAGAATATCGTCAGTAGTCAAGGCGCCGATAGCGGTGTCAAGCAACAGACTGAACACCTGTTCCTCGTCCAAAAATTCTACAGCGATAACTTTAGCGGACTGACCCGTAGCGTCTACAGTGTCGGGGGCTTTCATCAGAACATTACCGACTTCGGGTACATGAGAATAACCGTCACCCGTTACCTTAATAGTGGTATCGGTAGCAGCGGCAACTTTGAAGGTCTTCAAAAGGAAACCGGGCTTATCAATATGATACTCGAACAAGTCGGCTGCAAAAGCGTAACCAAATCCATTATAAGGATTGGCGATAGTGGCACCACCAAGGACGTTGTTACGGTCTTCATGGTTGGCATCTTTCCACCATACAAATTTACCACCACGGAATTTCTTAGCGGAGGTAAAGAAGGTTTCTAAATTAAATTGAGCCATTGTCTTTCAATTTTAAATTAAATTTTAATTTTCTTAAGACCAGCAAGCAATTCCTTAACGTCTTTCTTAGTAGAAGAACCCTCCATCGGACGAATGTCGCCAATGGATTCTCTAAATACTTCTTGAAAGTCGCCCACAATCCTCTTAGCTTCATCTTCCGGCTTAGCATCCAAATTTATGTTTTGCTTAGCCAAATAAGTTTCAAAGGACTTGTGCAGGTCTTCCCTTACTTTAGTCTTTGCAATGCCAAGAATGGAATCGGTTTGAGTTCTTAACTTCTCTTTCTTTTCCAATTCTTCAAGCAACTTGAATTTGTCTTCCCACTCTTTAGGCAAATCGGGTGTCTCGGATTTTTTCTTATCCTCCTTCTTTGTCTCGGGCTTCTTTTCAAGTTCCTTTAACTTAGACAGGTATTCAGCTTCCTTTGCTTCCCACCCCTTAGTCGCTTCCGAGAATGCACTCTTCCGTGCGTGACCGCTTTCTTCAACCGCTATATCAATTGCCGTAAGCAATGTTTCATCGTTGATGTCGGTCTCTGCGAATTTTTCTGCAAACTTTTCTGCAAACTTGTCTTTAAACGTCTCACTTAAATCGAATTTGTGTTCTTCACAACGTTCGTTTACCTTCACTAAAATTTCTTCTTTTACTGCCATTGTGCTTCAATGAGTTAAATTTTAAGCAAATTTACAAAAAATTTAGTATAACGAACTATTATTTGCAATTTTAACTTATTTTAACAATAAGGCTTAAATAATTAGTTTGTTGTTTTGTACCTTTGTTGAAAACATAAAACAATGAATAGAACGGAAGATAAAATAATTTCACCATTACCCGGTAGTCAGTATGATGCAATACGCAGTAATGCAGACTATGTAGTACTTTCAGGCGGTGGCGGAGGAGGAAAATCTTTTACATTAGGATATTCTCCAATATCGTATCTTATTGAGAATCAAGGGGCAAAAGTCATTTGGTTTATGAGAAACATTAGCGACTTTTTTGACAGCGGTAAAGTACTTGACATTCTTAAGGAGATATACCCGATTGTCGATAGGCGCTTTCGCATTCAGCCGTCCGACCCGATAGGTGAAGTTATTAAGAGCCAAGAAGATATGGGTATCAAGTTCTATAATTCTTCCGAGATAAAGTTCCAACAGCTTAATAATGAATCACCTACCGTCATAGATAAGATATTCAAGGGATTGCAGTTCAAACGTGCTATCTTTGAGGAATGTAATAAGTTTGAATGGAGAACTATATCCACCTGTCAAACCCGTTTGCGTGCAAAGACAAAAGGTAAGGCTCAGATATTCTTGGCACAGAATCCGGAGCGTAACTGCTTTATCAGACAGTTGTGTGGTTGCGGGAAGAACGGTGGAGGATGGATTGCGGATGATGGAAGACCGATAAAAGAGATGAACGGTCAAGTAAGATACTTCCACATTGTTAAAGGTGACTTGAACGAAGTGTATTGGGGAAAGTCTAAAGAGGAAGTATATAATAAATGTAAACCTATCATAGACAAGCTGCTTGAAACCGATACGGACATGAGCTATGAAGACTTCATCATGAGCATGGTATTTTTCACCTTTGACGTCCGGGATAACAAAGAAATGCTCGCACACAACAAAGGTTACCGTGCGATGGCAGCTACTTCCGTTCTCGCCGATTCAATGTATGAACCTAATTGGAACTTTTCTATTGATGATGAGAAAGAAGAGGATGAGATAAACAATTCGGAAGTTACCGAAGCCGACATTGCAGCTATGTTTACGGACGCCCCAAGGTACATTTTGAACAAAAAAAGAATCACTATAGACATGGCTACAACGGGTGAAGACAACTTAGTTATGAAATATTGGGAAGGTTTTCACTGTTTAGATATTGAATATTCAGAAAAAAATTCTAACTTTGAAGCGGTAAAGATGATTAAGAAGTTCATGGTTAAGCACGATTGCACCGATGAACATCTTATAATTGATGTGCAAGGAAACGGATTCCTCACAGAAATTTTCAATCTGAACGGCAGGGCAAACGGTGGCGGAATAGCTTTCAGTGGCTCTTTGTCTGCGACATCCAAAGGAAAGAAAATGTATGAGAGGTTTAAGGATGAAGCAGCACATGTAGCAGCGCAGATGATTAGAGCAGGAATTGTTACCTATGATAAGCGCTTAGCCAATAAAAAATATACCCACCAAAAACTTAAAAGAACGGGTCCGACTACCATTCTCAAACACATGCAGTTTGAAAGTCGTATCTTCCAATTCAACAAGTTACCTTCCGGAAGATTGCAGGCATTGAGTAAAAGAGAATCTCATGCCTATATCAAGGGGTTCTCACCCGACCTCACCGATAATATAATAATGTTATGTGGAGGTTTAATCTATGATGCTTACCGTGCGTTGGCAGCACAGACAGGAGAGGTGAGAAAGAAAAAGACGGCAAGCGACATTCTACAGATGTTCAATGAAGCGGCGCCGGCAGATACCCCGGTTAAGGTACAGAAGAAGATAACAAACTCGCATAGAATTTTAGACATACTTAGTAGTATTTAGAGATGATAGAGACAAAAGACATAAATTGGTATTTGGAGGAGCCGGAGAGGTTGCTACAAAAGAAAGCCTTTACAAGAGGTGGGGAGTTCAGCAATGATAACACCTCTATAGGAGATGTAGGCTTGAATGAAAAGACCAAAGCGACATTAAGCAATCTCCTACTGAAAGAAGTTACGCAGGACTTGTACCTCCGTGAGTATGACCCGTCACTGCATAAGATTATATACAACAAATCAATCCCAAAGATTGCAATGCGTATCGGAGACCAAGCGGTCACGATAGACGAACTTATCCTGCAATTGGCTTTACAGAAGAATATTCATGCTGCGCATGTTCTACACCTCACAGCGAATCCTTTATCTTTTACTCTATGTAACGTGGAAAAGAACGAGACATTGAGTAAAACATTTATGGAATACAAACAAGAGTGGACTATGCGCAACATGGAACACATTAAATACGACTGTATATCCAAACAAAAGAAAGTAGGCGATGTTGGCGTACTGTTACAGTACAACAGCGCAAAGAAACAAGGGGACGTCAAAGTCTATTCGTATGATGATGGTTACTCTATCATTCCTAACTACAATGAATTTGGGGAAGAGATAGCCCGCTCCTTATATTATAAGGTAGACAAGACAGAGGTCATAGATACCTACGATGATAAATACTTCTACCGCTCTATCAAAAGCGACAACGGAGACGGCACAGGATGGGAGACAATCAAAAAAGTTCATGGGTTCAGTAGATGCCCGCTGCTTTACCAACGTGGAAAGGTAGCGTGGGAATATGCCGAAAGCATTATTGAAATCATGGAATTGCTTATCAATATACACGCTGTCACTCTAAAACGTTTCGGCACTTGGGGATTAGTCCTCAAAGGCGAGATGGACGAGAACAGCTTCCAACGTGACAACGGTACGCTCATAATAAATTTACCAGCCGAGGAGGGTACAAGCTACAAGACGGATGCAAAGACATTGGAATTTCCCGAACCGGAAAGCATGATTAGCTACTTGGAATTTTTACTTTCACAAGTATCTATCGCAGCGTCCGTCAGCTTTATTACTCCGAAAGACATTACTTCTACGGGTAGCGGTGGTAACGGAATTGCGCTGTCTATGCGTAATGACATTGCCCTCGCCACCCAAAGTGTGTCTGATTGGAGTAAGTTCTTCAATGAGCTTGCCTACCTGTTCCAAGAGATGCTCGGTCTCGAACAAGGGGCTACAAACAAGTATACCGACCTTAAGATTAAAGCTACCCTCGTTCCGTGGAGCATGGAAACCAACGCCACCAAGATTACCAACTTATCAATGGAATCCAAATGGCTGTCAGAACAAACTCTTGTTGAAAATTCTCCTTCTGCCGCACCGGATGAGCTTGATAGAAAAGCAAGGGAAGAAGAGAAGAAGCAACAAGAAATGTTGGCACAGGCGGAAAAAGCCGAGCGGATAAGCAAGAACAACAGCACAGAGATAATAGACGTAAACAATAAAACAACAACAAGTAAAGATGTTTAAAATGGAATGGGGAGAAATCATATCGTATATCATAGGAGGGACGGGATTAGCAAGTTTCGGAGCCAGCATCTTAACATTGGGGTCTACCAAGAAGAAAGCTGCCGCCGAAGCTGAATCTGTAGAGATTTCTAATTTGGAGAAGTCAATCAATATCATAAGGGATAGTTTAACATCTACTATCTCACAGATGGATAAGAGATTGGACGATACCCAAAGCGAATTGTGGAGACTGAAAAAACGTTATGAAGAAAAAGTAATATCAATCCGGCAAGCATATTCATGCCGAGTACCGAGCCAAGACTGCCCTATTCTTTTGAAACAGGCGGAATTTGATGCGAAGTATGAATGCGAAGAGTGCGGCGGATGTACTAAAAATATAAATGACAATGGGAACACTGAACATTAAAGTAACAAGACCTTACAAAAAGGATAAGTATACTATCGGTAAGATGTATCTTGACGGCAAGTATTTTTGCGATACGTTGGAAGACAAAGACCGTGGGTTGACTTCCGATATGACGGTAAGTGAAATAAAGCAGATAAAGGTAAAGCATGAAACTGCAATACCAACCGGAGTTTACGAGATAGACATGGATACGGTAAGCCCGAAGTTCCAAAACAGAAGCTGGGCAATACCATACAGAGGAAAAGTTCCCCGGCTGGTTGACGTTAAAGGCTTCACAGGAGTACTTATCCACGTGGCTAATAAACCCGAAGAACTATCGGGATGTATTGCCGTGGGAGAGAATAAAATAGTAGGCGGGTTGAGAGAGAGCACAATAACTTTTCATAAGTTGATGTGCAAATTGATTGACGCCCACCAAGCAGGTGATAAAATAATATTGACAATCGAATGAAAAAGCTTTCTTTCTTCTTTTCAATTCTGTTTTTAGTTTCAGTAACCTCCTGTCGGACTACCAAGCAAATGGAATCCGATAAGGAGGCTACTTTGCTAATCAAAGAGGTACACGATACCACCTATATTGAAAAGAAAGACAGCATATATCACACCATCTTTCAACAGGGAGACACGGTGTACAATACAAAGTATGTTGAGAAAATCAAGTATAAGAACAGAATAGTCAACAAAACGGACACGGTTTACCAAGCCAAAGAAATAATTAAGGAGAAGACTATTGAAAAGAAGGTAGTCCCGACTTGGTGTTGGTGGCTACTTGTTATCAATGTACTGATTTTCGGGGTGATGGCATTTAGATTTTGGAAGAAGAACCATTCAATTTTACGGTAATGCAGAGCAAAAAACAGACTATACCAATTAAGAATAGAGACGGTAGCGGCTACATGGGCGGCATTGAGATGCACAAGTGGAGCTATGTGTCGGGCGCAATGACCCTTAACGATAGGATTGAGGGAAAGTTCTATTGGAAAGATGAGAACCTCACATTCGCCCTAACGGAGTATGTAGAGTACAAAGGAACAAGATTCCTTATGAAGGACTTCCCGACCATTACGAAGAAAGGACTTCTTAGCGACAATTCCGAACTAAAGGGAATGACGGAATATAGTTGTGTGTTCTATCATCCGATGGTTGAACTATTCGACATACCGTTTACCGATAAGCCCGCCTTTTCGGGTGACAACAGATTCAACACAGAAAAGAGGGACTTCTCTTGGATTGGTGGCGTCCACGACTTTGTAAACAAGATTGCCGCCAACTTGGTTAATACCAAATGGAAAGTTACGATAAGCGGCGTAGAAAATACTTATCAATCAAAGATAGTACAAGACGTCCTTACATTCAAGGATAACTTCATCTCTGACGCTTGTAAGAAGGTATACGACCAATGGGGAGTACCGTTTACCATTGATGGATATACGATACATTTCGGTAAGCCGGCACAAGAAGTGTTGGATGAGAACGGAGACCCGTTTGTATTCCAATACGGGCAGCACATGGGATTGAAGAACAATAGCACTACTCCAAAGAAGAACAAGGTTATCACACGTATTGCCGGATATGGTAGCAGTGACAACTTACCGTTCGGTTATCCTATCATTCGGGACGGTGCTGGAAATGCTATCAATCATCCTTATACCCGTGACTATCTGATGCCGACTTGCTACATAGAAAGTTTGGAAAGAAAGGTCAACTATGATTCTCCGTTGTACGACCCTAATACCGAGTTAAGGGATTACTACGATGCTGACAGCAGCTATCCTACTCCTATTGACCCGTTAAAGCCGTCATTCGCTGTTAAGGAGTTCTCCGGGATAAAGGCGACTATCAAAGGCGCTACACACAACAATCACCGTATAGACTTAATTGATAGTGTTTTAGTTCCGGAAGGAGGATGGGACGATACAATAGATAGGGACACCGGAGAAGTCAAGCAGTCTACTTTCCAAATCGGATTACCCTCATTAGGATTTGACCTGTACGCCCAAGCATCTGTAACGGGCGATATGGTTATCAATATGCAGGATGGTGAGACACTTGGCGCCAACTACAAATTAGCCGTTGATTGGGAAGACTTGCAAAAGAATATGTATTCCCAAGACCCCGAAGACCCCGACAAACTTATTTGGGACCCGAAAGGCAAGCAACGTGATTTGGAGAAATATCCAGACAGTACGGATGAAGTTATCATTATTACTGTATTCAAGGATATAGAAACATTCGGAACTATTCTTCCGTCCAAATTGCAACAGGTTAAAGCTAATGATGCGTATGTATTCTTGGGTATAGAGATGCCGCAGAAGTATTTGAATAATGCGCAGCTAACTTTAGATAATGCGATGAAACAGTACATGAGGGAGAACAATACCCCGTACTTGGATTATCCGTTAGAGTTCGACCAATACTTCTTTGAAACCAACAAAAATATACTGAATCAAATTAATCCGAGCAGTATCATCCGGTTCCGGTATAAGACCGATGTTTTGATGCTGTCCGTAAAGGAGATGTCTGTCACCTACGGGAACAAGGACTATCCGGAATACAAGATAACATTAACAGACCAGCTTACTATCACCCTTAACTCTATCGGTCAGATTACAGACGGATTGAGTAGTTTGGGTATGCAGTTGGCACAATTACAGTCGTCAACGGGAATCAACATAGCATCCGAACTTAGCAAGAAGTTAAGCAAGGTGTCGAATGACCGTTCTTCCGGAAAGATTGCCGCAGTGGGATTTGAGGTAGGTAAGTTCGTCAACGGAGCTTCGGGCGGTATCTTCACAAGCGATTTGGAGGGTAATTCCCGTGCCGAGATGGACTACTTGACCGTCAGAAAGAAAGCGCTTTTCTATGCGTTGGAAATCCTTAAAACGGGCGTTATCGGAGGTCGGCAGATGATTACACCCGGTGGCGGTATCGAATGTATTGATGTGATAGACCATGTGGATGCCGTATTGGATGATGAGGGTAATGTAGTTACACCGGAACAGACCTACGACTTCTATCGCTGTTTCTTCAAGGCGGATGATACCACAAAGGCTGTTGAGAACAGGTTCCGTGTCGGAGACCAAGCGCTGTGCCAAGACTTCAATATCAAGGAGGGCGTCTACGAGAATGTAGGCAATAAATACTATTGGCGTTTGGTTGTCGGTGTCGGTGATGATTACATAGACCTGTCAAAGACGGATTACGATACGGGAAGTGGAATACCCTCAAAGGGTGATACCATTTGCCAATTGGGTAACCGTGACGATATAACAAGACAGAACGCTCTGATATTCAGTGCGGTAGATACGTTCTCGCCGAGTATGACGCTGTATGTAGGCATTAACAGTTACTCATATCTTGACAAGGAGTTCATAGACTTCGGTGTAGAGAAGTTCACTACGAGCCATCCGGTTGAGGGAGGAGAGCCGGTTACCACAACAAGTTATCGTGCTTATTTTAAGAACTACGGCAACTTCTATTCGGGTGACCGGGACGGGGCTTCTTATATTAAGTTCAACGTAGGCGAGGGAGTAGAAATAAAAGGTAAGTTGGTTACGACTAACGGCTCTGATGTGGAGAAGCTGCTCGGTAGTTTCCAAGACCAAATAGACGGTGTGATTGAAACATTCTATGGTGAATACTCACCCGCACCGGACAATTACCCTGCCAACGAATGGAAGACCGAGGAAGAAAGGAGACGCCATGAAAGGGATGTGTTCACCAACATACAGGCTTATGTGGATGATACCACTACACCGGATGCAGGTAAATCTTGGCGTTGGCTTCTTATTGACGGAGTTTGGCAATGGTTACAGATTGCCGACAATGATACGTCCAAGGCATTCTATGAAGCGGCTAAAGCGAACAAGGCGGCTTCGGAAGCGGAGAAAAAGGTAGGTGAGATTAATACCACCGTTACCAGCATGAAGGACTTCACGGACAAAGCGTTTGCGGACGGAATCATTGACCGTAGCGAAGCCGTGACGATTGCCCGCTACATGGAGAACATTACCACTATCCAACACAGCGCCAACGAATCTTATGATGTTGTATCTAAAAATCCATTACTGACCGAAGGTTCGGTTGAAAAGAAAAACTTAGATACAAGTTATCAAGGATTGACAGCCGCTATCAAAGACCTGACCGATGCTATCAATTTGGTTACGGGCGACCATGTAGTTGATAGTAACGAGATTACATTGGTTAACGGACGGTATGAAGCGTTCAACCTAAAGTATAAGGACTTTATTGGTTATCTGAATATCGCCAACAAGTTCATCCAAGACCAAATTAACAAGAATGCACTTGCCGCACAAGCCGCTGCGGATAAGGCACAAAGTGATGCTGATGCAGCGAAGACGGCTGCCCAAGAAGCAAAACAAGAGGTTTCTTCTTTCAAGAACTATGTAGACGGAACATTCAAAGATAATATAGTTGATGAGAACGAAGCGGCTGGTATAAGGAAATATATTAACACTCTGAACACGACCGCTGAAACAGTCAAGGCGACTTATGATAAGTTGTACGGAAATACGTACTTATCCGGTTCCGCAAAGGAAGGACTTGCCGGAGCGTATGCAACATTCGCGGCAGACTTGAAAGCGCTTACCGACCTTATCGGAACGGTGATAGCTGACGGTGTGGCTGATGGAACAGAAGTAGATAAGGTAAACGATGCCTTTGCAACATTCAATACCTCATACGCAAATCTTAACAAAGCTATTGAGACCGCCAACGAAGCGATTCAACAGACTTTGAAAGGTTATTCGGATGCCGCTGCCGAAGCCGCTAAAAACGCTGCTACTGTAGCACAGAATGCTGCTACTCGGCTGAACCAATGGGCTGCTGATGGTGTTATCTCACCACCGGAAAAGCTGGCACTGAAAGACGAGATAGTCCGTATTGACGCTGACAAGCTGAATGTACAGAACGGATATAGCCTGTATTCAATGGGTGAACCGACCGCATTCCTTTCAGCACATACCGATTATCGTGCGAAGTTGGTGGCTCTGTCCGCACCCGAACCGGAGAATATTTCCATACCAAGCGATTTCTCTACCAAGCAAGATGCCTATTACAACGCCCGTACTGCCGCACTGAACGCTATTAATGAAGCCGCTAAACTGAATGTGGAAGCATCTATCGGTGTGTCTTTAGAGGGATGGGATTATTTGAGAGATGCTCTTAAGAATGAGACTACCCAATTGGGCGGTCTGCTTAACACTTCTACTATCTTTTTAGGAGACAAGAACGAATCAACGGGTAAGGTAGATGTGTGGAGCGGAATGAACGGTATTTGGCTCGCAGAGAAAGGCGGGCAGAGTATTGCCGCATGGTATGGTGGTGCAATGATAGATAGAGAAGCTATACCGAGCGGACAACCTGTTCCTGACAATGCAGCCAAAGCACTTCTAAGAATGGACGGTTCCGGCTATTTGGCTAACGGTGCTGTTCATTGGGACACAAGCGGTAAATTTTATGCTGACCCCAATTCATTCATCATCAACGAAGACCAATTAGGAGACTACGTTTCTCTATTCCATATCACATACAGCAATCGTGTAGGAACAACAAAGAAAATAGCGTCATTCTCTAATATTGACACTTACCCGATGAGCGCCCTGTTATTATCGGACTATATAGAGTTCGCCAACGGTGTACGTATTGGAGTAGATGCCGAAAACAATAACGCTATCAAAGTTTACCATAAGGATGGCACTTCTTCCGTGGTTTTATGGGCAGCCGGTAACTTAGCTGCAAAAGGGTATTCTGATGGCGGCGGTAGCGGTGGCGGCGGTATCATACAGACAGTATACGGATATTCCGACATAGGGAAGTCATACAATGATTCAGACCTCACAAGTACGTTCAACGCCTACACTATCAATATGCTGGCGTCACGGATTACTACGTTGGAAAGCACTCCGAGCATCTCGTCTGTGACCGTCTACCTTGGTGATACGGCTTATCCGTCTTCCAATGGGGTAGTTAGACTGCCGGCTTATCCGACTGTTACCTCTACTACGTGGGATAATATCTCGGGAAAACCGTCTTGGATTGGTTCATCTAAACCGTCTTATTCATTCAGCGAGATTACCAATACACCGACCACTTTAGCCGGATATGGTATCACTGATGCTCTTACAACTGCTTCTTTGAGTAATTATGTAACCTTAGATACCACACAAACGATAACGGGTAGAAAGATAATTCCTTCATATTTATTATTTGAAGGCTCATCAATAGGGAATAACCAATGTGGAGTAGGTATAATTGGAGAAAATTGGTTTAGAATATCATTACAATCTAAAACAGCAACAGTTACCGCAACACCATTACTTATAGCGAATTTTACGGGTGGAAGCGTTGGACTTATCAGCGATACTACTGCCGAAGGTGGAAGTGGCGGAGATATTAACATATACAGCCGTACTTCCGATAATTATACGAGAGGTATTTGGATTAGTCCAAATAAAGCCGATGATGCACCAGCCGTAGCGTTTTGCGGACAATATAACAACTTCCGTGCCTTAATGGGACCCGAATATTGCGAAGTAAGCGGTCTGAATTTTGCAATATCTTCAAGAGAAACTTCTTGGACTAATATGGAAGCAGTTTGTTTTGATTGGTTAAAATCACAAGGAACTTTGGATATGTATATTACTTCTTATGATGGAAGTAAGAAATATAGAAAGAATACTTTAGCTGTTCAGATAAATGGGAATGTGGTTCTTCACGGTGGAAATTATTCAGTTTATACCAATCAGATACATCCGTCAAAAAGTGGTTCGGGCGCTACGGGAACTTGGGGGATAAGTATAACCGGAAACGCAGCGACAGCTACTAATGCAACAGTAGCAAGCAAACTTACTACAGGTGATTATGGTAGCTCAAATAGACTATTTTATTTAGTCGGAGGAGTTCCAACAAATAGTACTATCGCCGTGGGTAGTGCGTCTCGTCCTGTATATTTCGCCAATGGCACTATCACAACATGTAGTGACACGCTTGGAGTTAGTGTTACAGGGAATGCGGCTACGGCAAGTAAGTGGGCATCTGCTCGTACCATTACCTTAACAGGAGCGGTCACGGGTAGCGTGTCAATAGATGGAAGCGGGAATGTTTCGTTGGCAACTACGTATCAACAGGCGAATATAGGGAATTTGGATAGTCGGTATGCACGACTAAATGCCACTAACTATTTTTCAAATGAACAACAAGATATAAAAATAATCAATAGAGCTTCTGCATCCGGTGGCGGATGGGCGTATGCTCCTTTAAGAATACATAATGCGGATAGGTCGAAAACATTAATGTATTTAGGAATAAATGGGATAAATAATGATTTAGCGTATGTTTATTTAGGGGCTAATGATTATAATGGGCAAAATTTACGCATAACTCCTTATGGGAGTATTATATGTGGTAGTATAAATCCATACGCTAACAATACTTACTCGCTTGGGTCAAGAGATACAAGGTGGGGTGCGTCGTATTTCAACGAATGGCTCCGAATGTTCGGTAGTGGTGGTATATATTGGGAAGATTATGGGGGTGGATTTAATATGACTGATAAAACTTGGGTACGGGTCTATGCTGGGAAGGCTCTATATTGTCAAGGCGATATAAAATCAGATGCTTTAGTCACAGGTGCTTACTTCTATGCTAACACCACTTCTCTGTGTCCGAATCTGAATGCACAGTACCTAAACGGGCAGTCGTTGGGTAACTTAGATAGTAGATACGTTAATGCGAGCGGAGATACTATGACGGGAACGCTACGGGTAAATAATGGGGTGTTATCGGCTGGGGAATCTCAAGATGACTCGTATGGGTATGTAAATGTTTGTAGACCAAATAACATAAATGTGAGTTGTTTCTCTATGATTAGACAAGGCACAAACGCATTCGGGATTGGATATGATACAAGTAGTAATATTTGGTTAGGATTAGCAACTTCAAGTAAAGGTTTAGGTACGGCTTTTGTTCAAATCGGAAATGGTAATTCAACTTTTAATGGTACTATAAATTGTACTTATATATATTGTAGAAGCTCTACTTTATGTTCTAACTTGAATGCTGATTACTTAGATGGTTATAATGCTTCATCATTCGCATTTACAGACGGTAGCAACGCATCCGGCACATGGGGCATCAGTATCACAGGTAACGCATCCGGCAATGCAGGAACAGCCACAAGATTACAGACGGGACGCTCCATCAACGGCACGACCTTTGACGGAACGGCAGCAATAACTACATCCTATTGGGGTACTTCCCGCACCTTCTACATCTACGACTATTCAAGTAAGTACGTAGGAGCAGGGGTATCGGTCAACGGTAGCGGGAACGTGAGCTTGAAACTTCCGGCAACGTTGTATGCGCCGACGGGGATATGGAGCGATGGGTACGTTTCGTGTAAAGGACAGTCAACATCCGATGCCCGTATGAAGGAGGATATAACAACATTCAATGGAACATCCTTTATCAAAGGTCTTAATCCCAAAGCGTATAAGTGGAACTCTATCGCAAAAGCCATGAATCCTGTATTCAATACAGACGAACAACAGTACGGACTTATCGCACAGGAAGCCGAAAGCATAGCCCCGTTTGCGGTAGTACCTAATATGTTCGGAGATGGGTATTACGGTATTCGTTACGAGAAGTTCATCCCGATTCTTATCCAAGCGGAAAAAGAAACTATCAGCCGGGTGGAACTACTCGAAAACGAAGTAGCATATTTGAGGGGAGAACTCCGAAAGGTTAAAGAAAGGTTAAATTGTGCGTAGTAGTTTGATATATTAAACTAAATAGATACTTTTGTTGCGGGTTAAGGCAGTCTTAGCTCGCAACTTTTATTTTAGGATATGGGAAAAGAGAAACAGAAAAAAGTGAAGTTTGAAAGGATTTGCTACAATTGCAAGTTCTTTTATAAATGCGATAAGGCGAGCTTCGATAAAGTAGCCTGCGAGAAATTTAAATACACAGCGAATTGCAAAAGTATTTGACATGAGAGATTTGGATTGGAAAGAATTGGTAATATGGTTCTTATTTGGACTATTTTTTAGTGACATAATACATGCAATAAAAGTAGTATATTTATTCACAATTAATACATTTATATTATGAGCGAATTTGAGAAACACATCGGCAGAATCCGGAAAGTAGACTTAGGGTTTCAACAACCGGACGAGTGGGCAAAGAAAGAGTGCGAGAAAAGAGGAATAACTCTGTCAGACTATGATTCATACGTGAGAGCGTTGGTTAACTACTATTATCCTCCGCAGTTCGTTGAAATAAAGGGAGAACTATACGAGATAGTAAAGCGTTCAATGATAGACTATGACGATTCTTTCTGCGTGATAATTAGTAAGAACGAACAAGAGAGCGTATTTATTACCGAGTTTGATAACGGCGGGACGTCTTTAATAGAAATGTTAGAGGAACCAAAAGAAAGGATTTGGCTATGAAAAAGTATGTAATAAAGGAGGATATGAAAGAACTATTCTCCGACAAAATAAAGTACCATATAGATACTTTGGAATATTGGAAGAGTATAGGACTTACCGAAAAAGTACTCACAGAGGTAGAAGAGACTGAAATACTAATACATTATGGTATCGGTGACGGTGATAAAATAATAAAATCGGGCTACCACAAAAAAGCATCAAATCTAATTTTCAGAGTGACTTTTACCAATACTACAGAGGAACAGCACAAGAAGATTAGTGATGATAATAATGTATTTAAACTCATGAGTGCAATACATGAAGATGCAGAAACTTATTTTAATATGATTATAAATGAAGAAGATAACGTTTAGGACTAAGTGTCTCAAAAGGACAATTAGTATTCTACCATCATTCAGAGTATATGCCAATCCCGCAAAAGAAGGTTGGGAAGATTGGGCGGTGGAAGTGGGATGGATATGTTGGTACGTTGGATTTAAAGTAGAAAAGTTATGAAAATAAATGAAAGTAAATTCCGATTTAGAATCGGAGATAGAATAATATATAAAGAGGAAGAACACAACATTGTGGCATATTACTTCCCGAGTGGATTCAATAAATATACTTCTGATTACGGATATGTTATTGATTCTCCTTTACATGATGGTGGAAGTTTCTCTTATGATGAGGACGGAATGGAAGTAACTTTTCCGAATACCTCGGTGTGTTGGGTGTCAGAGAGAAAAGTAGCCCCTGTTTCGCCTGTTCTTACTATCGCTGACCGCCTGCGGTATGCGCCATCAGGTATAGAGCTTTTTTCTCCGGCTTATGGGACAGTGAAATTTGATAAAATATTATCAAGTAATAATATAAGACTTATAAATAAGAATAATTCTGTAAACATAGTTTTACCTAATGGTAAAATGAATGAAATAGATGATAGCGAATGTATTTTGTTCCCCTCTAAAGATAACCGAGATTGGAGTACGGTAGACTACTCAAAGCCGCCACGGAAAGATTTGCCAATAGATACCTTGTGCTTTGTAACAGAGGAAGATTATAGAAAAGATTCATGTCTTTTTAGATATTACGCATTGGAATCAAAGTGTTATTATAATGGAGGAAATACCGATAGTAATATAGGTAAGGCTACATGGGGACATATTGTTCCCGTGGATAAATTTGATTTCAAAAACTTAACGTTCAACCCCGAAGACGATTACGGGACTAAAAGCGAATACAATGGAAAGATACTTTAAAACAAGCAGACAATCGGAGACCGGAAAGAAGTTGAAACAGATTTTCGACAAAGCGGAAAACTTCGATAAAAAAGTGGAAGAACTAAAAGAAAAGTATGGGTTCAAAGGGATAGTATACAATATATTCTTTTATAAAGGTATATCAGCAGTACTCCTTGATGAAGAAGTTGATAAAACGATTTGGAGAAAAGTTAAAGGAGTAAAAGATGGATATTGGATAAGAGAAAGGGGAGCGAAAGCCATAAAACAAGATTTCGACAATTGGAAAGAGCTGTCTATATATAGGCAAGATTTAGACGAAATTATTGGCGGTGGTGACCCGTTTTGCCAAGCCGGATTCGATATGTCAAACCCCGATTATTATCTTTTCAATATTGATGAGGATTGGGAATATGACGTGCCGGAAGACTGCGAAGAGATTTCTAATTTAGAATACAAAAAACTTATCAAGAAATGAATAGCAAAATTGAAGTGAGAATCGAAGCCCTAAGATTAGCGGCAAGTCTCAAAAACGTAGACAGAGTTAATGTAATACATGTAGCAAGGGAAATAGAAGAGTATATCATGGACGGGATAGAACTTCCCGATATTTACGACCCCAATACTTATATGAAAGAATTGGTTGATAAACTCGAACAAATAAAGTTTACTGAACAGCCATCAGATTTTTTAACTGTACACAAGTTAAATAAAAAAAGTCCGATGCCGTACATGGATGTAGATATATTAAAAGCAAGAAACGTAGCTAACCTTAATATACCGCCCGAATGGGAAGAAGAGGAAAAGAAACTGGCTGCATTGAAAGAAACGGAAGAGAATACGGAAAAGAATTATGCGGATGTAATTCCAAAGTATACACAATATTAAAAGAAAGCGCTGCCTTCACAGGTGGCGCTTCTTGTTGTTTTGTTATATTATGTAAATCAAAATGTTTTTGCAAAGATAGTAAATCAAACATAATTACTATCCAAATTTATCAAAGTTTTTAATCCCGGGTTATTAGCTGGCGAAACATAAGTGTCGTAAACCCGGTTATATATAGATACGGATATTTGTAAGTAAGCCTTCTTATTCGTTAAGTTAGGCGTCTGTGTCTTTCCGACAGTGGCTACCGCATTAGGATATACAGTTCGGCTCGAAGTACTTCCCGCTACGTAATTCAGATTTATAGGATAATTAATTCCACCATCCCATGAGTCGCTCGAAAGCGTTTTATAAACGGTCACTTGACTTCCGGAAGAATTAGTACCAACTACTATTACAGATGTGGATATACTACTCACATAAAATACGTAATTAGAGACACCACCATTGGATTTCAACATTACACTTATTCCTCCTAATTGAACATTGGCTATACCATTGCCATAAGTAATATTGATAGTTGGGGAAATAAGAGTAACAGTTGGGTCTTTATAATTCACACTGGAAGACTTCGGCTGTAACGTGAAACTTTCCATAGCATAATATTCATAACTCCACTGTATCTTTTGTATCGTTGCGTATGAATCCCCGGAATCCAAGAAAGTAAACGGATAAGTACATGTAATAGGATATACGTTCATTATCTTACCAACCGTAGAATCAAAATATCCATTACTGTTAGTTAGACCTCCATCAGATTGCGCTGGTATCTTTATCCCAAACTGATAATGATAATCGTCTATCTTCTCTATAGTCATGAACCTTTCTTCACTTTTCCCTGTATAAGAACTCAACTTCTTTTTGGTAGTAATGAACAGGAAATCCCACCCGTTTGATTGCCAAGAGTTGTTATTAGTAGTACCGCTCTTTCTTGCAATACATACGCCATAATATAATCCCATTCCTAATAGCTCCTTTGCTTCTAACTGATATTCTCTATCTGAATCTTCGGGAATAATACCAAGCGTGATGTTCATGTACATAGTTCCGCCCAATCGCTTTTCCCCACCGTAAATATCAACTTTGAAAGGAATGTTCCCTGTAAATAGGTAACTTATATTGTGCTTGTATTTGTTGAAATCAGCTAAACGGAAAGGAAAATTTGTACCGTCTGGCGCTTCATAATAACGTGATATGGCATTACTTAAATAGCCCATAAGATTATCACTCGCATCTACCGAATGTGAAGCCATTGTTAGACCGCCTACTCTATTTTGATAATCTGAACCATTTGCCCATGCAGTATTTAATGCACCGGAGTTTGCAGCATCGGTAGGCATGGTTATATCATAGAACCGCAAAGGCTTGTGGCGTGCCAATTTGTTTATCTTTCCATGAGTATTTTTACATAAATATGATAGCGTGTATTCTCCGTTAACCGCGGTTAGACCTAAAATTTTCTACGTTAATTCAACTTTTACAAAAAAAAACATTAATTTTGTGTAATTTAATAAATTAACTAAAAAAACATGGAAGAAAAGAAGTTTGAAATTCCCGAATACGCCAAGCGTGAAGTAGCCGACATTATAGCCGACTGCCCGACAATAGAGAAGGTAGGAGACCATGAATATAGGGTACACCGGCTAAGAGCGTATTCATTCAATCTAATAATGAAAGAATTATTGGATGTGAAGAAAGAAGATGATGAAATACAGACAGATAGACAGTTGCTGTATGCCGTATGTAATGACATAGAAAAGACAAGCCGGATAGTGGCTATCATTCTGTGTAATCACTTATTCAAGCCGGATGATATTAAGGACTATGAATCCGCTTTGGAGGTGATGAGCAACAATGAGAAACTGATTAAGTTCATGGAAGCACGGGTACTGAACTCGGTATTGGAACCCCGGCAGTATGCGTCCATTGTGCTAAGCGCCATTCAGTCGATAGATTTAAGTCCGCTTTTTTTTTGCATTTCATCGGCGAAGAACCTTATCAATTCGTTAACGACACTTCCGAAGATAGTGGAGGAACAGTTACGATTTTTTCAGTCTCAAGCGCAGGGCGGATAAGTGACTTCCTAAAGTCTTTTCCGCAGTTCACGTATGACGACTATATGTATAAGATGAGCTTGGCACAGATTAGCCTACTGACACATGACAGCACACATTTGAAGTATCTTGAAGGGGTAGATAAGAAACGTTGGGAGAGATATTGTAAGAATAATAAACATAGAGGTAAGAATGTCCCGTTACCGAATGGTAAGAACATATTGGACATGATACCCGAAATTTAACCGATACGACAATGGCAGACGAGAAAGACGTGGCGATTAGTGCCAGTATGACCGACAAGGATTTACTGTCGAGCATAGATAAGACATTAAAGAAAGTAGAAGAACGTTTCGAGAACTCTACCACTCGGCTTGAAAAGAGTTTGAGCGGAATAGAGACTGCGGCGAAAGAAATAGGTACTAATATTGGCAAGGGACTTACGAAAGGCTTTGAAGACCAAGTGAAAGGTATGGAAGAGAAGATTCGTGAGTTGCAAGGGAAACTTGAAACCGCCAGCAAAGATAGTGGTAAGGCTTCTACGCCTGCTGCTACCCCGTCTGCCTTGGGCGGTCTGAATGTCAATGAGCTAAATTCTGTTTACAGTATAATCTCTAAAATAGAAGAATCTTTCAAGAATATATCTGTTATTACTAAGGAGATAAGTACAAGTATCAGTCAGATGAACTCTAAACGGGCAGCTTATGACGAGAAGATAAACAAGAACTTAGGTAATCAGAATGCGAAGACTTTGCAAGAAGTCTTAAATCGGAAAGAGACATTAAAGGTATTAGTCAAACTCGGATTACAATTAGACAAGAATAAAAAGAAAACCGAAGACACTGTTACTGCTGAACAGAAAAGACTTCAAATAGCACAAAAAACGGCGGCACTTGAATCAAAGACCCGTGTCTTGAAAGGTGGGCAGAGCTATGATTCTGCAATGGCTATGCAAGCCAACTCTATACAGCAACGTATCGAGAAGATGAAAGCGTTGAAACAGGTTCAGCAAACTTTAATTAGTACGGACGATAAGTACGAAGAGAAATTAAGAGCCGTAAACAGGGAACTTCATAATCTTAAGAAAGCCAACCAAGATGCGCTGACGAGCGGTGTCAATCTACAGAAAGGTACAAGCAAACTCGCTGAATCATTTATGAATCTTACTCGGCGAGTGCTCTACTATGCGTCTATCGAAGCGTTAAAAGGATTCATTATGTCTGTCGCAGATGTAAGAGGTGAGTATGAAATGGTGGAACGGTCTTTAGGCGCTATCCTTGGTGACTTTGAGAAAGGCTCACAGATATTCCGTGAACAACAGAAAAACGCTTTGAAGTCTCCGTTTACCGTTATAGACTTAGCTAACACTACCAAGCAGTTAGCCGCATACAACTTTGAAGCGAGCGAACTTGTTGATACTTCCCGCCGCCTTGCCGATATTTCCGCAGCATTGGGCGTACCGATGGAGCGTCTGACGTACAACTTGGGACAGATACGAGCACAAACCGTACTGACCGCACGAGACGCACGAGACTTTGCGAATGCGGGTCTGCCTATCGTACCGAAGCTGGCTGAAATGTACTCGCAGTTGGAAGACCGGGTAGTATCCGTTGGTGAAGTGTTCGACCGGATGTCTAACAAGATGGTTTCGTTCGGTGATGTGATGAAAGTCATTAACAGCTACACCGATGAGGGTGGTATGTTCTTTGACTTCCAAGCTAAGCAAGCGGAGACATTGAAAGGTAAGTTATCGAACTTGACGGATGCCTATAACAATATGCTGAATGATATAGGTAAGGATAATCAAGGAGATATGGTTGGACTTATATCCGGAATACAAGAAGCACTGAAACATTGGCGATATTTTGCTGCTATTATAAAATCTGTCGCTTTTGAGTTTGGTGTATATAAAGCGGCTGTTCTTTTAGCCAAATTAGCAGGAGATAAATTTAATCAAAATACTGTTTGGCTAAGTGGATTGTTATCAAAACAAAGAGTTACCATACAGGGTGTCGCAGATGCAACAATCACATATTCTGCCAAAACGAGGGCTGGTATTTTAATACAAAAGGCTTTTGCTAATACTATGATGTTTGTTCAAAAGGTGGTATATGGAGTTGTAACTGCATTTAAAACTCTCTGGCCGGTTATAGTAGTTGGAGGTATAGTATCATTCCTTACTCATTTATATGCAGCACATCAAGAATTAGTTCATTTTAGAGAAGAATTAGATAAGGTTGTTACTGATGGAATGGCTAATGCTAAAAAACTTTCTGATAATTTCGGTTTTTTAGTAGAAAGACTAAAACAACTTCCCGCTGGTACACGTGAGTTTGACGATGCTCTAAAACAAATGAATGATACTTATGGAGAATATCTTCCTAATATATTAACAGAATCTAATTACTTGATAGAATTAGAGAAAAATTATTCAAAAGTTACAGAAGCTATATATGCTAAAGCAAGAGCGCAAACATTAGAAAAAGGTATATCTACCATAACAGATAAATATGGAGAAGACATAAATAAAAGTCTGTCTAAGATATTTGAAATTTTAGAAAGAGAAGGAATACCAAGAGCCGCAGCGAATGATATTGTTAATAACTTTAACAATAGAATAAAAAATGGGTTAGAAGAAGGAATAAGCCCTTGGGTAGCATATGTAGAAGAAGTAGAAAAATATTTATCGGGATTTAACTATAATATCCCTGGATTAGATAAGTTTTTTGGAGGTGAAGCCACAAAATATGTTTATGATTACACGAATGCCTTAACAGAACAAAATAAAGAAATAGAGAAAATTTCAAGAAATATAGACGTAATATCTAAGAATCAGGGGTATAGTTCACTTGAACAAAGAAATCAAGTTGAAGCTGTTATCAAGAAATATGAAGATTTAGAAAAGCAAATTCAAGCAAGTAATTTAGCAGATTACGCTAAATCAAAAGCATTAATAGAAAATCAAAAAGCAAAAGTACAAGAACTTAAAAAATTAGAAGAATCTTTTGGTAATCAATCTGCTGTAACTGATTTAGAGAAAGAATTTGAAAGACTTAATGCTCCTGTAGACACATTTAAAGATTCTGTAAATGAGTTATTAGATAAATTTAAGGGTCTTGGTACTGCTTTTAGACCGAAAGTAGATGATACCTACTACAATTATGTTGAACAAATAAAGAAATCATATAAAGAGCTTGAATCTCAACAAAAAATCCTTTCCACTGGGAAACTTGTGCCCGGAACAGATTTAGAAAGAAATAAAAAGCAACTTGATATACTTCGGCAGATTGGTACGCTCCTTAATATCAATTTTGAGACGCAAAAGGAAATAAACAAGGCTGAACGGGAAGAGGTAGAATATATAAAAGAGGTTCTTTCCAACGTCGAAAAAGTTATATCATCGTATACCGAACTCGTAAAGAAGACGGGCGATGTTAATATAGCGGCAAGAGAGACCGAACGTATCTATGGTGATTTCTTCAAAACTATGAAGAAAGGTAATATAGACTTTAGCAAACTTATTACCTTGAATCCCCAAGATATAATAAACGAATTAAAGCCGTTACAAGACTTTCTTAAATCAGATAAGGCTAAGAAACTATTGGGTAGTTCTATTTCCAAGTATGAGCTTGACTTCTCAATCGCTATCAATGAAGCGGAATTAGCCAAAGCAAAGAAAGAAATAGATTCAGCATTTGAAGACTACGAAATATCTTTGAAGATAAAGGATTCAGGCGCTTATGGAGATTTGTTTGCTACTTTGTTTGATATAAATCCGACTACGTTGGAAGATTTGGAGAATAAGGTGGACGAAGTTGTATCAGGTATAGAATCAAAGATAGCAAATACAAGAAAAAAGATTGAAGATTTGGGTAAAATATCTACAGATTCTACTAAATCACAAGAAGAACGAGATGGCGCCCTTGTTGCAATGAGGAAACTTGAAAAAGAAGAATCCGAGCATTCTAAAGTAATAGAAAATATAAGGAGAAAACTTGCTGATGTAAGTGCTAAGTATTGGGAAGATAGTTACAAGACCTTTGAATCTATCGTGTCTCGCCACGGAACGTTATCCGACAAGCTGGCACAGATAGAGCAGAAACGCCTTACTGAACTTCTCGCTATCCAAGAGCAGGAGAATCAAATCACTGACCGGATTACCAAAATAGATTTGTTATTGTCTGTAACTACAAACCCGAATGTAAGACAAGAATTGCAGGATGAAAAAGATAAGTTACAAGGTGTTATTGATAATCAGATAGAGCCATTAAAGGTAGCTGTTAACGTTGATGCAAGCCAAGCCAGTACGAGCGCTGCGTTTGAGGAATGGAAGAATACTTCTGATACGTGGATTAAGTCATTTGATGATTTAGGAAAGTATGGGAAGAAGACCATAAAGTCTATGATTTCCGACATGAAAGCCCAATTAAATGCTAATAAGGGCAACATGACTTTAAAGGAAATCAAAGAGTTACAAGAAGCTATAGCAAAACTCGAAAATGAGGTGAATAGCCGTGACCCATTCGAGAAGATAAAAAAGGATTTTAAAAATATTAAAAACGCCAAAAGCCCTGCGGATAAGATGCAACTTGTCGGAGTTGCTATTGGTGATGTAGGAACCGAAATAGGAAAGGTAGGTGACCTTGTTTCTACTATCGGAGAAATCGGGACAGCATTAGGACTTGACCCCGAAACGACCGAAATAATAGGTGACGTCGCAAGCTCATTGCAGGGATTGGAAGAAACCTCAAAGGGTATCGCCCAAATAGCACAAGGAGATATTATCGGTGGACTTGTCGGAACCGTAAGCGGATTATTTCATACGTTCTCCGGTTGGTTCGACAATAAGAACAAGAAGATTAACCGACAGATAGAAGCCAGCGAAAGAGCGGTTAAGAAACTTGAAAATGCTTACATAGACCTTGAATATGCGGTTAAGACCTCGTTGGGAACCGAGGAGACAATGGCTAAGAGAGCCGCTATCGCCAATAAGAAAGCACAACTTGCCGAACTTGACCGACAAATCATGTTGGAAAAGAGCCGCAAGAAGAAAGACCAAGATGCGGAGAAGATAGCCGAACTCGAAGGACAACGGGCACAGCTTGCAAATGAGATAAAGGATGATACTGCGGATATTGTTAATAATATCTTGGGGCAGGATGTGAAGAGCGCTGCGGAAGACTTTGCAAGCGCTTGGATTGATGCTTTTCTTGCTGGTGAGGATGCCTTAGCCTCCTTAGATGAAAAGTTTGAAGATATGATAAAAAACATGATAGTTAAGTCGGCTATGTCTACTATCGTGAAAAATAATATTCAAAAACTTTATGATGCTGTTGATAAGTATACGCAAGCTGGTAGTGATGGGGACGAAGCAATAACAGCCGCAGAACAAAAGGAATTTAATAACTTAACTGAAACTGTTAAGAAGAATATCAATGAACAGTTGAGAGCTACAGCGGAAGCATTAGGATTAGAAAAAGGACAGTTTGCTAAGGATTCTAAGTTATCCGGTCTATCGAAGGGGATAAGTCAGATTACCGAGAATACCGCAGAAGAGATAGCAGGCTATATGAATAATGCCTTAAGTAAGATTTATGAACAAAATAATTATATAGAGGAATTTGTCGGTTTAATGAACGCCCAAGTAGGAACCACCAGCCAAATACTTTTACAGCTAAGAGCCGATTACCAAATTTTACAAAGTATGAGGTTGTGGATGGATAGCGTGACGGCGCCGGCGGGAAATTCTATTCAAGTTAGGTTGTTAGAATAAAAATCGCTATCTTTGCAGCGTGTGTTTTCATAGTATTAGATTTAAGGTTAATCATGGTTGAGGGCGTTGTCTGCGAAGATGGCGCCCTTTCTGTTAAACTACGTAAAATTAGTTGCATATATCAAACCATCTTCCTACATTTGCAGAAACTAAAAACAAAGAACATGAAAAAGTTAATTGATTGGTATGAGAGAAGTACTTCTCCGAATGAAAAGGAGTATGAAGAAGGATGTTTATTCTCTTTCGGGATAATCGCAGTGGTGTTTATAATACTTGTTGTTGGACTTTTATACATACACAAATGAAAAGGGAAATAGAAGTAGTAATTACACGAAAGTCTAAAGTAAAGGTTACATTAGATGATAAAGATTTCAATGAGCAAAAGATGGAGTTTTTCGAGAAAGAATTAGATTGTACTTTATCTGATACTTTCGATTGGGATGATGATTTTGTCACTGATAATCCTTATGAGATAAGGCTCCTTAATTTCGCAGCGAAAGAAGCGTTGAATGAATTAGGAAGAAGAGATGTTTGTCCTGTTTATACGACTGACAAAGTTTTTGTTGATGTGCTAAGAGATGATAAGACAATAGATTTTGAAAGGAGGATATTCGGCTATGAAGATTGATACGGAAATTGAAGTAGGGCAAAATGTTTATTATTTAAGCGGGTGCATTGTACATTACGTAAAAGTAAGAAAAGTAGAAATTGTGATTGAAGCAGGAGAGTTTAGCATGGTATATTATTTGGAGGACGGAGCTTCTGTAGCAAGAAATAACTATCCTGCTTGGGGTGGAATTCCTCTTTTTAAAAATAAAGAAGAATTATTGAACTTTATTGAAAACCAATGTAAAATCTACGAAGGATATGAAGATTGAACGAAAAAACTTTAATAAGGGTATTAAACTACACTTATTATGTGATAAAGCAGATTGGATACGACCTTTCAAAAAACATATCTATTTCAAAGATGGATATGCGTATGCAAGCGAAGGGCACATAATCATAAAGGCTTATCTGCCGGAAATATCTTCTTTCAATGAAGATGAAATAAAGATTATGGACGGGAAATTTCTTCATGCGGATAACTATAAACTATTGATAGGGTACGATACAGTAAGAGTAACAGACGCAGGATTTGAGGTTGAAAAGAACGATTGTCATATACTAATTCGTTTTGAGGATAATATAGTGCCAATGCCTTATAAAGAAGATTGGGAGAAATTACCATCTGAAAGTAAATGTAATATTCCTATAGATAGTTCTCTTTTAGATAGACTTTCTAAAGCTATGAATGCACCAAGAATTATAATTTATTTTAGGTCTTCATATTTAGGACCGTGCAAAGTAAAATTTATGAAAGGTGCATGTGAATACGAAAAAACTATTGGGCTTATAATGCCGTTATATATAGGTGAATGAAAAAGGAAGCGCTATCAATTTAGGTAGCGCTTATTCCTTTTTTATAGTGCTGTATGAAAGCGGTATAGCAATCAAGAGCACTTTGAAATATGAGACTTTTGCAATACAAAGATACAATTAATTATTCACATCTTTATATTCTTCCGCTAAAATTTCAGTATATCCGTTCGCAGGGTCATTAAAACGTAAAATACAACTGAAAGAATCCCTATCTTCATAATCCATACACAAATAATTATCTTCCGGTAATTGTGATGTGTACCACGTTTGTTCATAAACATTGTTTGTGAAAGTAGGTCTTATATCCTGTTTCAACCATATCCAATTTACGGAAGCTAATTCCCCTTGAATATCTAAATAGAAAGATGATTCTACATAGTTGGAATCTTTGGTAATCTTCACATGTAAACGGGTTACATAAAATACTCGTCCTGTATAGCTATTTAAGTCGAAATCTATAGTAGCATGAAGTCCGTAAGTGGGGCTTATATATTCCACTGTATAAGTCTTCCTATCGGCATTAGGGATATATTCTAAAGAAGTACAATCATTTGAAGTAAGACTATGAGAACCGTTCGGAATATTGTTATAAGATAGGAAGTACATTAATTGCGCTTTCATCCCTTGCGTTATCCCAGCTTGTTTCAAATTTAGGTTTATATTTACTTCTCCATAATCCCGGTTATTAAGTCTCTCTCTTAATGTTTGGCTATCGGTTACGTACCATTTTACAAAGTTAGTATTGTTAGTATTGGAAGCTAATACACATATCGTAAATCTATAGTCCAATGCTGAATCGGGGAGAACATCTTGAATACTGACACTATTACTATTCCAACCACTTTGTGCCAAGTCATTGAATGCAGCATTTATCCCCTCTATTATATTCCCACTATTACCACCTCTAATATATAGTTTAGTTGGGAAAGTAAACAATATAGGAGCCACGCTATAATGGTAATATCCATCCCAATCTGTTAATCTATACCATTCGTTAGGTACTTCATATATCCACGGGAAAGACCGAAGTGTATTATCTGACAATACAACATTCGCAACGGCATGTTCTACATGAAATCCATATTGAACAAACTTCTTTGTGGCTTCTGATAGTTCCTCATTTGAACTATATTTGTATGGCTTATATTTGCTCCATTGGTTAGTTCTTTTGTGCGTGTTTGCACATAAATATCCGAGGGTGTATTCTCCGTTAACGGCGGTTAGACTAAAAATTTCATACGTTAATTAACTATATTAACTAAATAATTACTATATTTGCGATAAGTATAATCATATTAAAAATAAAGTTATGGAAAAGAAATTGCGTACCATTGTTGCGAATGATGAAGTGGAAGTAAAAAAAGTTGAAACATGGGGGGGGGGATTGTGAACCCATCCGCTTATGATAGATTGATGAAATATTTACCATCAGCAAGTTCGGGAGATACACCAACTGAATTTCCTGTTCAAATAACACCTGATGATAATCTTTATGATATTTTGAATGAGTTAGATAAAGATTTAAAAGAAAATACGTTACCTAATGGATTTAGAAATTATTCCGATTCCGTAGCATATAGAGCAGGAAGTTATGCTACAAATGAAAATGGAGACATTCAAATGTTTCAAATGAATATTATAAAAAATATGTATGGGTATTCTGTACAATATCATCCTATAAACAGAAATGTTATTTTCGCAAGAGCAAAAAGAGTTGATGATTTGTTAGCTATCGAACATTATTAATTTTACATAAAATTAAATGAAAACAGGGAAAGATACATATTACGTTAAATCCGGTAGCGAGCCTTACGCAGACTTCACTACCAAGTGGAATGGCTTAGCAGTCCTTTCTATAGAGAATTTCATGGGTCATGGAGAGCCAAAAGGTATATTTATGCAAGAATGGGTCGATTCGGATGAAGCGGATATAATTATTCCCGATAAAGTCCTGTTCAAAACTGCGGAAGTAAATCTCAATTTTATCGTCCGGGACTTCCACGACCGCACTGTAGACGTGATTTTAACACATGAAAACTTCATTAACTATATGACGTCAAGAAAAGTTAATATCAAAAGTTTGTACGTAAATATGGAAAATACTTTCGTCTGTTTGAAAGAGTATAATCCTACTAATGTGGTAGTTAATAGGGGAGCTGGAAGTAACTATATTATGGGAACACTTACTTTGACAAAAGTAAACGGAAGTAATACTATAATTTAAAAACAAAATGATATGGGTAGATTAATGGATTTAACGGGGCAACGATTCGGAAGATTAGTTGCATTAGAAATTGTAGGAAAAGATAGACATGGTAAAATAGTGTGGTTATGCAAATGTGATTGCGGTAACTATCATAAAACAACTACAGAACAATTAAGAAAGGGAATAACAACAAGCTGCGGCTGTTATCATCGAGAAATAGTTGCCGAATTAGGTAGAAAAGGTAAAAAGCACGGCTTATTAGATTCTCATTTAGATATTTACAGAGTTTGGACTGGAATAAAAACAAGATGTAATAACCCCAACTCTAAAGACTATAAAAATTATGGTGGTAGAGGAATAAAGGTCTGTTCTGAATGGGAAAATGACCCCGCTGCTTTTGCAGAATGGGCTTTATCACATGGATATAAAAAAGGTCTTCAAATAGATAGAATAGACAATGATAAAGGATATTCACCGGATAATTGTCAATTCATTACATGTGCAGAAAATGTTAGAAAAAAACCTAACACAGTTGTATTAACTGTAAATGGTTTAACAATGACTGCATATCAATGGGGTATTTATTTAGGTCATGATAAGAATTATATAAGACGTAAATATAATTCGTATGGTCGCACTTATGTTATAGGTATGATAACCAAAATTTTAAAAAGCAAGGAGGAACTTTTATGCCCGTAAACAATGGAATAATCACTTCGCCGTTCGATATCAAATTAGTGTACGATACATTAGGTCTAACCGCCGTTAACGGGGAATACGACCTCGGATATTTATGTGGAAACGAACATGGGAAAATAAATAAATGGAGTAAGAATAAACCTATCAGATACGGAATAGCACAAGAATTAGGGGAAGGAGAAAAGAAGTTAAGAAACTATGGAATGGACTTAGGAAACGCATCAAGTTTGGATATAAACGCTTTATTTAACCAAGCATCTACTATTCCGGATTGGGGCTATCTTCCACCGACAGATGATGATTTCTATCGGTTAACAGACTTTGAGGGGTACAATAAGAATGCGGAAACATTCTTTATCTTTAATCCGCCTTCTTCATACGACATCTATACATCAACAGCATATATTGGCTTATATATCAGACGTAATCCAGCTTGTGAGTTTAAGATGTCTGATTTTTCTTTCTTTGAAAGCTATGGAGGGTTAAGTAATTTCCGATATGCGATTGCCGTAAAGAAAGCATATCAATCTAATATAACTTTCTTTTATGGTCCCGATTTAACGACACAAGAAGATATTATGATTGATGTTGCGCTTCCTTTAGGAACTAATCAATGTATGCTAATAGCGACTGCCGAGAAAGAATCTACTACTATGGCAGAAAGAAGTTTATATTTCCCTTATTCTCGTTTTAACATAACAGTCAATAAGCTAATTATTTACGGTTATGTAACTATCACCAATTATAGTAGTTTAAATCCGTGGCTAAGCGGTAGCGATATATTAGGATTCAACTATGTAAACTTATCTATATCCGCAGAACAGGGTATACCGTGGGGAGAATATAGGTTAGACTTGTACATTACTTGTATGACGTCAGACAACTATATAGTATCTACGTTTACGCAGGATGGTACGAATGGCGGTACATTTACGTATAGCGGTTCTAATACTCAAACATACATTCTTGATTATCTTATTGGGTCTTCAATTAACTTATTGAACTATATGGATATGAGCGATGTATTAAGAGTGAGTAAAATTCAGATAGACCCATTAATAGAAAAAACGAGTGGTGACGGTAATCTCACTTTCAAAGAAAAATATAGGTGGAATATCTAAAAATATGCTATCTTTGCACAAAACATTTTGTACATATAACAAACCAATAAAGAAGCGCCACCTGTGAAGGCAGCGCTTTCTTTTTAAGGCAGTAACTACTAAAGTTACACAATAATTTATTATCTTTGCAGTATGCAACGAGTAGAACGACATATTATAATAGGTGATAAGAACTTAGATAATCTATGTTTCTTATCTAAAAACCTATATAACTATGCGAACTACATCATAAGACAAGCATTCATAAACAAAGAACAGATTCCATCGGAGTATGAGATAACTAAGATGTTGGCGAAAGAAAAGCAGGTAGACTATATAGCGCTACCTGCACAAACAAGCCAACAAGTAATCAAACTACTTTATAAAAATTGGAAATCGTTCTTTCTATCATGTAAGGCAAAGGATAAGCTGAAAGCAAGTCCACGCATACCAAAGTATAAACATAAAACAAAGGGACGTAACGTAGTAGTATTCACTAACCAACAATGTAAGATAAAGGACGGGTATATCCACTTCCCTAAAAAAGCGAATATCCCTCCTTTGAAAACTAACGTAACAAATCTGTGCCAAGTCCGCATTGTACCACAATGTAGCTGCCACGCAATTGAAGTAGTATATGAAAAAGAAAAAGAAACCGCCGAATGGTTAGATGAATCCGCTTATTTGAGTATTGACCTTGGATTGGATAATCTTGCAACATCATTTGACCCGCAGAATAACCACTGCTTTGTCATTAACGGAAGACCTCTGAAATCCATAAACCAATACTTTAATAAGAAAAGAGCTTTGCTTATGAGCTATATAGGGAATAGAGGAATGAGCAATCGGATAGGGAAGTTAACTCTGAAACGTAACTGTAAGGTTCACGACTATATGCACAAGGCTTCACGATTCATTATAAACTATTGTAAGACATACGGTATAGGTACTATCATAATAGGGAATAATGATAATTGGAAGCAAAACTGCAATATGGGAAAGCGTAACAATCAGAACTTTGTTTCTATCCCTTTCGAGAAGCTAATCTCCATGATACAGTACAAAGCGGAAGAAGTAGGGATTAAGGTTATCATTACCGAAGAAGCATATACTTCCAAGGTAGACCATTATTCAAATGAAGTAATGAGCCACCATGAAAGCTATATAGGCAAACGTATACAAAGAGGCTTATTCCGTAGCGGGACGGGGAAACTCATTAACGCAGACCTTAACGGAGTGATAGGAATATTAAGAAAAGTAGTCGGTGAAAGCCTTTGGCAAGTAGCGGATAGAGGGGTAGTGGCTACTCCAAAGAGGATTTCATTCTCTTAAATACTACTAAGAGTTACTTTAGTAGTTAGTGCCTAATAGTCGTATACAAGTTACTCCCCCTCATCTGCCTTTTGCAATATCCACGCTATTTCCTCCTCCCTCGCCATATTCGGAGGTACGCTGTTTCTCTGTGACCGGGATAATAGCTTATCTACTTCCGGGTCGGGCATTTGGAGAATCTCTTTGTATTCCTCAACACGTTCCTTAAACGTTTTCTTGTCTTTCATTATGATTCGGATATTTAATGTTTTTAATATCTCCTACACTTACTTTCCTTAAAAATTCCAAATCTACTTTTAATTTGGCATCAATCCAACTTCCAAGATGGTAAATTTTACATTCTACTACTTGTCCAAAATACGGGGCAATACCCATAAGTACATACTTATACAAGCTATCATCCATGTTTCTTCACCCAATTAAAATCCGTAAATTCTATTTCATCTATCGCTGAATCGAAATCAAATCGAAGCGCATATCCAAAAACTTTCAGCATTATTCCAATAGCGGTAATAATATATCCTACTATTATTATTGGGAATAATAAGAAGAAAGAATAATATTGTAATACTTTTTTATTCATAGTCTTTATAGTTAAAACTCGGTATCGGCATCCACAAATCCTTATCACTAACTTTATAACAGTCGTACATGCTTAAACCATATTCCCACAAGTGAAAACTATTAAATATACATAATCGGGGACCGTAAATGCGTTTGTCACTAAAAACTGCTAACACTTTTACACATTCTTCGGAATTCCATCCGTTTGATATTGGCGGAAGTTCATCCTTTATCATTCTCCATTGATGATTTGTTGCCCACTGTACCCCTTGGCAAAATCCTACCTCAAAGGTTTCTTTCACACCATAACCGTGGTTATCTTCCATTCCCCACGCTTCGCACATTTCTTGTGCTACTTCTTGTACTGTCTGTTTCATATCTATCTTATATAATCATTATTTTTCTTTTATGTATACTAAGCATATTGGGGTCTTCGTCTGTATCAAACCATACGAGATACCATTCACCATTTGCTAATCCTTTCCACATCTTGCCTTCATATCTTCCAGTTGGTATAGAAATAGAGTATTCTTTTAACTCATTAAATGTTTGTTCACTCATAAAGGCATGAATATTAGTTATTTCAATATGCCTTCTATTCGGTTGTTTCCAATTTTTACCTAATGGGTCTGTAATTGGAGGTATTATTTTTTCTCCGTTCATAATTATAATCTATCCGTTCTATATTTGTCCGTGAAATTCACAATGCACTCTAAAAACATGTCAGAAGCATTATCCGAGATAAGACAAGCTGCCTTATTAGGTGTTATGTCTTTGTTCACATATCCGTTATTAATAACGAATACAGCGTACTGACCACCTTTCATAATAGCCCAAATAGCTTTTGCTTTTTCTTTTAATCGTTTCATTATCTATCTATTCTTTATTTGTTTCTAAATACTCTATGAATGAATCTATTTCATCCCTTAACAATTTCATCTTACCGATAAAGTCTTCCATCGAATCATAATCAGCCTTATGTAACTTCGCTGAATTAAAGCAGTCCGATATGGATAAGAAGGTACTTCTGTATTTTTCGCTATCTGTTTTCACTTCTCCGTCAAAAGCGACAACGCTACCCGTAGATGGGGAATCTTGCTTATTTAGCCATGTTCTTTTATTGTACATCTTCGTCTATTGATTTTATGATTTGTTTTAATGTATGATAGTGATAATCAGCACAACCAGTTTCATCATTGATAGCTTCCCACCACACACACTTATCGGGAGGATAATAGCCGTGAAAACGGATGCTATATCCTTTGTACTTATAATGCCCGGCACTAATCCTTTTAGGTCTTACTTGTTTCATATACTATTTTATGGTTTTAAATCAATTTTTATTTCTTCAATCATAGATAGGGGAACGCCTACGCAAACTGAATAGGTCATGATTCCATTTCCTTCTTTTAATCGTTTCTGAATTTCTTCCTCACTATAAGGCTTTTCAATAGAACAATGAGTTCTATCATATTCTTGTGCTTCTTCGCATTCGGATTCTCTAACATCGTAAGGTCTGTAGAGAACTATATCACCCTCCTTTGCGGCAAGCATAACTATCCCATTTATAGGACGTTTCACGATTCCGATTTTACCTTTATACCCATGATTTTTAATTAGGTTAATATGATTTCTAATATCCATTTATTCCTCCTCCTCTAATTTCTTTACTATCTTCATATAATCTTCTTCACTTAAGACTTTTTCAGCGGCAATAAGGGCAGTATTGTAACCATTGATGTAAGAAAAATCAAGATATTCTTCTATCCTATTACATAAGTCTTCCATAAATTCCCCTTTAATCTTTGGAATCAAATATTCTTTGTTTTCTTTTCTGTTCATGGTTCTATCTTTTCTATTGTTTCAAAAGCATAAACATACTCTCTTTTTTGTGACATTGTTCCATCTTTCTTTACTTTTTTAAAAATCGGAACAACTTTATCACAGTATATTTCATATCCTGACACAAAGGCTTCTCTCTTACTACTTGGGACAATTACTTCTCCATTATTATTCCCTGCCCATACTTTTTTTGTAGGCGTAACAATACAAACCTTACTACCAATAGGGAACTCTTGATTTGAAGCGATATACGCTTCTTTCAAAAATTCTAATTCCCGTTTCCAACTATCAATCTGTGATTGAATTTCGGCTTTTCTTTTTTCAAATTCTTCTTTCTTCATGATTCTTTATTTTAGTTTACCAATCTCCACCATCATTTAATATGCCATCAATAGTAACTATACTATTATCAATGTTACTACCTCCATACTCTGTAAATTCCGGTGTAGGATTATCTTCTGTATCTCCGTGCATCATTACATGAAGTGCTCCACTGGCTGAATACAGCCAAAGACGTTTTCCATCCTTTTCCCATTTCTTTGCAAGTCGTTTCAAGGAATCAATCAATTTGCATTCTTCGGGAGTACATTCAATTCCAGCTTCTGTTTGATATTTACTCATTTCTTTATTTTTAGTTTCTGCAAATGTAATCATTAAGTTGGATATACCAAACTAATTAACTATATTTAAAAGATAAAGCGCCACATTCACATGCGACGCCCTATCCTAACTTTAAACTTTTATATATGGAAAACTCAAACACTCTACTCTATAGTAATCAACATGTCGTTTATATCTAATTGAATGCCAGCAAATGATAACTGCGGCAATCCGATAATCCCCAAAATCTCATATCCCGTTTCCCGTCTGATACTATCTACAATATTAGATATATCGGAAAGCAAGAACTGTGCGATAGTCTTTCCGTGTATATCAACAAATGTATTGCAGACGTAGGTTGTTTCAATATCTCCTCCGGCTCCGATAAGTTTGCCATTGTATCTGTTTCCCCTAACCAAGCCGAACGTTTTAGTTTTGTTCTTATCTATTAGGGAGACAGTAGCGCCCGTGTCAATGAGGAATATTGCTTTCTTCCCGTTGACCGTTCCTTCGATGAGGATTCTTTTGCTGGATAATGATTTCAATGTCTTCATGTTGCAAATATAATTAATAAAATTCTTGCTGCAAAGTTTTTCGATAAGTTTTTGTTCCTACTGTATAACTAACTTCTATGTTAACCCACAAATTCCCATCTTTATCAGTCAAGAAGTGCATCTTACCGGAATCAAAAGATTTAGAAGTTGATTGTCCTCCTCCAATAGAAGAAGAACTCATAGAACCTATCGTATATGTTTTAGTAGTTGTTCCACCTGTATATACATTATCTACTTTAAACTCAACTATCAATCTCCCACTACTACCTGTATATCCCGTTGTGAATCCAGCTTTTGCCGTAAATTGAACTCTTTTCCATACATCAGTATCAAAGTCTGTTTCGTAAATAACGTTACTGAAATCTACATAGAAATAAGTTAATGGGTCGTATTGAGGTACTGAATAGTTGATAACGATGGTTACAGGATTGGACGGAATAGTATACCAAGTTGCGGCTTGTGCATTGTTTTCAGATATGAAAGCAAATCTTTGTGCAATATGATTTGTATCGGTAGTAATAGTAGGGACTACATAATAAGTACCGTTCCCGATATCTCCGGTTTGTTGCTCCGGTATTGTGATATTAAGTTTCTTTTCTGAATCATCCGCAAAATCCAAATAATCCGAAATTTTATAGTAATAAGTACCAAGTAAGCTACTTTCCGAACTCCATTGGGATGAAACTATAAATCCTACATCTGCTACGCCCCCCTGTAGATTATTCTTTATTCCTTCAAACGACGAAAAGTTCTCTACTAACCAAGCTAAATCTATATCTAAAGAAAAGCGGATAGTATCTCCTGCCGCACCATTATTCTTCCCATCAACTCTTAACGTAAACCACGGTATAGCGTTATGGTCATATCCATTCCAATCAGTTAGCCTGTAAACAGTAGGTATATTATATATCCACCCAGTACCACCAGCCAATGCTCTAACGATTTGTGAAGGATAGCGATAGTTAGATATAGTAAATCCATCATCTTCGGCATAATAGTCAGCTTCAGATAATTCATTGACAGTATTAACATCTATAGGTTTTCTAAAGCTCCATATATTAAGTTTCTTATGTTCGTTTCCGCATAAATATGGGAGACTGTATTCTCCGTTAACGGCGGGATAACCTAAATGTAAGTTAGTTAATTATAGTTAATATATTTTGCGGTAATGAATTGACTTCTTATATTTGCAGTGCCGATTTTCATAGTATAATATTTGCCAAAACAACTTTCTGTCTAAGTCGGGTTGAGTTCCCCATAGCTCTGCCCGACTTTCTTTTTAGAATGGCGCCTCCTCTGAACTACTCGGTGCAAACGGTAAAGCGTCCAATGAATCCTCAAACATGTCTTGGACTTCCGGTTTAGTCTGAATGATAGGGGCGGCAAATTCGATATTTTGTTGGCTACCTAACTCTTGCCAATTATAGACTATGTTCTCCGCAAAATCGTTCTTCAATCTACGTGATTCGTGTTCGTAGTACATGCCGACAATATAATCTATCACGCCCATACTACGGTTCTTGCATACCTCTATTACCGAAGAATATTTCAAGTAATTAACTATCTTGTCCTTTCCTAAAAACTCGCCTGCACGGGTTTCAAAATCCCTGCCAACACGGTGAATAATAAATAGATTATCAGCAAGGTTAACAAGGTCAGCAGTACCGGATATACTTTCCTTTCGGAGAAATCCCATATCCTTTCGGGGATGCGCAACAAGGATGATATGAATGTTTTTAGTCTTCGCATATTCTTTAATAGAGTTTATGAACTTCGTTTGTCTTTCGTATTGGCTCCCATCGTAATCGTCTATTTGAAGCGCCATAAGATTGTCGAGAATAATAAGTTGTACCTTTTCTTTCTCAACTAATTCCTTTATGTCCGTAAAGAGTTGTCCCCACTTGCTGCCGTAGTTGTTATTGTAGACGAACATTCGACCGTCAAGCCATTTGTTTATCTTCTCCGAAATGTTCTTGGGAGTATAGTAATAGTTCTCATAGCCTTCTTTCTTAATGGTATATGCTTTTCCGGCTGCCACTTGGTCAATCCAGCTTTGCAGGCGGAAGTCTTGTAACTCACCACTCCACAGCCCAATCTTATATCCACGTTGCACGGCATTTAGCGCAATGTTATTTAGCCAAGCACTTTTGCCCGACCCGCTGATTCCGGACACTACAGATACATCACCCATGAGCAAACCGACTATGCGCTTATCCAATTCTATGTATCCTGTCGGGATAGAAACCAACTTGGAAACATCCACATACTTTATGTCAGTCATGGATAGCCACTTCTTACCGTTCTTCTCTGTTTCGGGAAGTGGGACGTATTGTTCTTTCCGTTGGGAAGAATAGTATTGTACTTTATGTTCAAAGCGTTGGTACTCTTTCCGGTCGTAGGCGGTAGGGTCGAATTTCAAGCGGAAATCTTTCCACGAATATTGCGAACAACTTGAATGAAGGCACTTGAATCCGTAGCCGCCTGTATTCATAACAAAGATGGCGGAATCGGGTGCTTTATGTGACGAGTTGAAAGGACACTCATCCAACACATATTTCGTGAATTTTGAGGTTCTAACAATGTTTCTTACGCCTATGTTATGTTCGCTTAAGAAAGCGTCCAAATCAAAGTTATCTACTTTCTGAAAGTTATTACTTCGGTTCGGCTCTTCCGGCTTCGGTAACATGGATGCCACTTTAGCGAAATACTCATTCGGAGTAACAAGGAAATCATCGGGTATCTTGACGTAACCGCTTAATCGCTGCGGGCGTAATTTGTTTTGCTTACCTCCCTTTCTTGAATAAGTGCCGGGAATCTTAATGATACGGGAAAGATTGTATATAGTAGTATCAATGTTAATTTTTTCATCTGAAAATAACATATCCAATACCATAAGAAAGTTCTTGACTATCTCGGTATTTTCGGCAGATGGCTTCATGGCGCATTTATAGCGAAGATGAACTCCGTTACCCGAAAGAACTACAAGGGGTTGGTTAAAACCCTCATTCTTTAAGAACTGATATACTTCATTCGCTTTCTTCTTTGCAAGCGCCAACTCTTCATCCGTGGAATTAACATTACTCACACGAACAGGGTCTATATCTACAATGACTTCATCCCGACCGATAATATCGTTATCCGAAGTAGCGTCTTTTCTTACTTGGATAAAATGCTCGCATTGTTCACGACCGTAACATCCTTCATTCAAAGCGTTAATAGTCGCATAACAGTTATATCGGGTGTAGTGTTTAATCTCTGATAATAGGTTCTCTATATTTTTAAAATAGCCGGAGAATGTTTTATCTCCGACTATTCTAACTTCGGTGAGTTGCCCACCTCTTTTTTCGACCTCCCACCATTTACGGATGTCTACCTCGTTAATCTCCTCCATTTCCGTAATCGTCTTTTGGGTCAAAAGAAAGGTCTTTGAAGTTCATCTTATCAACAGGGATTATATGATGCCAAAACATTGTTGGACCTTCTTTCTCTGCATTTAAGAAAGATTGACTATTTCCCGCATAATGTCTAAAACAACCATCATATTTTTCTATAAATCCTCCATTATCAAATACATAACAAAAAGTTCCAACAGGTAAATCCTGTTTTTCTTCTTTCGGTTTTTCATAACTTACCGTATTCCAATCTCTGTTATTTTGTGACGGGAACAATAGGCATTCTCCAAAAGCAAGTCCTTGGGGGAGGATATACTGCCCTCTATAATTGAATTTATATTCATATCCGGAATATAGAACTGTTATTTCGCCAACTCCTACTTCTTTTAAAGTAACAATGCCAAAAACCGGAGAGTACATCATACAACCTTTAGGAGCGTATTTTAGCCGTTCACATAGCGTCAGATAACTAATATCAGATTCTTTTACAAAAGCGTAATCAAGACAATATTCAATTGCATACCCGTCTTCATCAAATACCTTTTTTGAATTATGATATGACACTTTATCTATTAAGTAGCCGTAAGTATCATTATAGTTATTAAACTCATTTCGGAAGCAATATCCTAATACAGTGTAGGATTCTTTTTTATACTTTACCTTATCACCGATACGGAACCGGAATTTACTTTCATCTATCTTCATAACTTTTTGTTTTTAGTTTCTGCAAATGTATAAACGAAGTACGATATATCCAACATTTATACATTAATTAACTTCTTAATCTTCTCTTCCGTAAAGCCGAACTTCTTCGCAAACTTCATGAAAGACTTACGCTTATCTTCGGGGATAAGTTGGAACATACTTTTGGCGGGATTGTCGCTCTTTAAAGCACTCTCAATCTCCTTATTCATATTCTTCTTCATGGCTTCTACTCCTACAGCAGTCACATAAAAACTCTTTGGCTATATCCCAAGTCTCGTCTATGATGGTATGACCTAAGTATTGGATTTCCTCACCCGTCTGCGGAATATCGTAGTACTCACAGATGTTGCTTTTCAAGTGCCCTATCTCGTGGTCAAAGGTCTTCATGAACTCTTTGGCGGATGAGGTACGACCGATAACAATTACAGAACGTTCGTGAATGTAAGAAGAATAGGTAAGCCCGGTATCAAGCAGGCAGGCGGACAGATTATCACAAGCTCTGTCAAACGAAGAATCGCTCATATCAAGCTCTTCCAAGTTTGACAGAACTATATCTTTGTAGTCACATACGTAGTCGAAGTATATCTCTACATCCCAATTATACTTCGGTATGTTAAAAGTCCTCTTTATCATAAGCAGGAACTCCACGGAATAACCTTACCCATGCCCATCATATCGGCAAAGAAATGACGGAATGCTTTCTCGGTTGACGGATAGTCGGGGTCGTCTATGTATTCTTTGATAAACAAAGCCAAATACTGTTCATTAGGAATACTTTTCAAATAATCAGATTTTGCCATGTTTGCTACATACACACTATTGTAACCGTTATCCTTTTGCAACTTTATGTTGTACTTCTTAAGCAAAACATCAACTTCTTCTTTTTTCATTGGAGTTAAGGCTCCGACTTCGGTCGTCATCATTGACACCGCCCAATTGCACATCTTTTCATTGAAATTGAATCCGTTGAAACTCAAATACGACCGCATATCTTCCGGAATGTTGTCGTATAAATCGAAAGGTATATTTCCCATGACGTTTACTTTTTAGTTAATACTCCTACAAAAGTACAAAATCAATTTGAGAAAAACAACTAATCCGTAGTATCAAATATATCAAGAAGAGTAGCGACTACCCTAATACCACCTGTTGGATAATCTTCGAGAACATAATGTATCAACTCTAAATAGTTATTCATTGTTATAATATGGGTGGGATAAGTATCTCTATAAGGATTGTTCCATGCTATACATTGTGTAAAATTACAATATCCTGCGAAATAAAGGTTATTATCAGCATTGATTGATATTTCTTCGATATTCCCTGTTAATTCAGCATTTGTAGCATTCTCGAATATTTGTGTAATAGATGTTCCTATTTTAGAACGGTCTCCATTAAACGTTATGTTTCTAATCCATTGCGGAGCATATTTTCCAATATCATTTATCGCCCAAATCATCTTCCTTAATGGAGCAGTATTGTCTATTTTTATAGATTTGGTTGATAAAGTAACCTCAAATTCTACTTGTAAATCTTCGAGTTTTGCTTTTAGGTCTTCTAATTGTTGTTGGATAGTCATGATAGACCTCCTTCCTTATTTACCCCCCCCTATTGTGGAGATTTTTTATTTTATTTTTCATAATCATACACCGAATAATTGTAAATTATTTCTTTCTATAGTTATTTTAGTAGGATTATCTATAATATCCCATATTAGATAATAGCATGATAAGAAACCGTCATTTGTCATGTGAAGAAAGCATAATGATGTTGCTGTATCAATCAATTCCATATATCCACCTATCGTTTGCTTATACTTACATTCACCAATAAATACGGGAATTTCACTATATTCTATTTTAGGTATCATACTTTTCATTTCCTCATAAGTGGGAGATAAAGTAGCCTTATCATATTCTGTTGAACCTACAGGCACATCTATAAGGAATTGTGGAAAATCTATTTGCGAAGAAGTTGGAATACTACTTATCTTTTGAGCAACCGTAGCAAATGTATCAGTTGAACTAACCGCTACACCTTTGCTTTCCAAAGCCGACTTTTGAGAAGCTAATGTCGTACTGACTTTAGTCTTCAAAGATTCTATTTCTTGTTGTAAGCTCATGATTATCCTATTATGTTATTGATTTCGGTTATAAGAGCGGATGATGTGCCAATGGCGGCGGCTATCTGCTCGTCAACGTAAGTTTTTTTGGCGTAATTAGTCGTCATGTCGGTAGCTAAGACATTCATCGAAGTTTCTAAATCCTGTTGTACATCAAACACAAAATCACCTAAAGCATTAAACGATGGAACCCTATCCCCATTTATTCTATCTACTTCTCCTTCCTTATTTACTATTACAGGAATGCTATTTTTTATTTTTTGAATTTCTGCATCTAAAACTTTATTTTGTACCGGATTAGTAGATGTTTCTGATAGTCCAGTGTCAATAGTGGGTAAAGACGCAGCGGTGATAAAGCCGGAATCGTTCGTAAGTTGGGAAACTTTAGTTGGAGAAGCAGGAATATCAGCCGAAGTAATGAAGTTAGTGTCATTCGTGAAAGAAGACAACTTGGTAGGTATAGTAGGTAGCTCTGACTTAAGGGCGTAATCCTTAGCATCAGTTAATTCAGCTACGGTAGTAGGAACAGCCGAAGAAGTTATAAAACCACTATCATTTGAAAGTTGGCTCACTTTCGTCGGCACCGAGCTTATTGTGATGAAACCGCTATCGTTAGTTAAATCACTGACCTTGCTTGGAACAGTTGGAATATCTGTTTTAAGAGCATAATTATCTGAATCAGATAATTCTTTTACAGTAGTAGGTACAGAAGAAGATGTAATGAAGCCCGAATCATTAGTTAGTTGAGAAACCTTAGTCGGTAATTGAGTTTTCTTTGCAAATTCGTTTGCATCATCTAAATCTGTTACCATTGTAGGAATAGCCCCTATAGTGGCATAATTAGTATCATTAGATAATTGTGAAAGTTTTGTCGGAATGGAAGAAGATGTAATAAAACCGGAATCATTAGACAACTGCGAAGTCTTGGTAGGGATGGAAGCCTGTATGCCTGCAATAATACTGTCTAAAGAAGTAGAATCCTCGATGTTTTCCAAGAACTTGATTATCTCATTGAAACTCTCAATGGCGGTAGAAGCGTTGCCGGAAACTAAAGTATTCAATTGAGATTGCACAGCGGTAACTGCCGCTTGAATCTGCGTATCATCATAGTTGTTGAGAGATTCCAGCTTCGCCTTTAAAGCATTCGTGAAATCGTTACTTGATAATTGTTTGCTGCCTTGCTGAACAACGAATGTAGAGAATAAGTTATGCTCTATCGCATAGCCTCTATCATTGGTTAGCTGGCTTACTTTGGTGGGTATAGAAGATTCTAAAGCATTTACCTTTTCGGTAATTACTTTGTTCTGAACGGGGTTTTCGGAGGTAGTAGATAGCGCTGTGTCAACCTCGATTTTAGCCCCCCCCATTTCGTTAATATTTTTTACTACTGCGTTATTGGCAGCCTGTATTATTCTCGGTTTTTCCATCTTTTTATATGTTATAGGATTAAAAGGCAGTCCCTAAAAAAAAGGTGTATTCAAAATACACTTATGACACTTATCACTTTTATTTTAGGATTTACCTGCCTAAAAATAAGGGACGAACTGTGTACCCGCCCCTTACCGTTCTTTCACTCAAATTAGGCGTTACCCGTAGGCTCTGCCATTTTCTTTGAAACTACTTTACCGTTGTCGTCAACCAAGGCAGTAATTCTAACGTGAAGAGCTACCGGGGCAGTCTTCAAATCGGAACCACTCCAATTCGTTGCAACCTTTCCTTTCCAAATGATAAGGTAATCAATACCATTATAGAACTCAAGTTTGAACTGCTTGAATACGTTTTGGAAAGAAGACGGCAATTCATACATACCGGTGGCAGCATCAAACGTACCACCTTCCATAGCTACAATCTCCTCCGGTTTGTATTTAACCAAATCGAACTCAATAACATAAGAACCCAAGGTTCCGACATTATCGAACGGGAAATCGTAAAACTCTGCGGGAATCGGGGTTTCCTCGGCTGCGTCTTGGGTTATAGACAAACCTTCCAATACTCCCATCAAAGGAGTATAAACAGCCGAAGCGCCACCGCCAACATCCGTATAGCTTAATCCCTTACATTTGTAAGTCATTAAATCTTGTGAAGCCATATTGCTTTATATTTTTTAAGTTTTAATTAGCGGCGGCGACGTCTACCACGACGCTCCCCCATTTCTTCATCACGCCAATAGCGGTCTTCCTCTTCACGTCCACCGTATGAGCCACCACGCCCACCATAAGAACCGCCACCGGAGCTACCACCGGAACTACCGCCACGCTCTCCCATTTCATCGAAAGCGTCCAACAGTTCCTCGAAATCTTCTTTCAAGTTATAGAGACTTTCTTTAAAGTTCTCAACAGCCTTGTGTATGCCACCTTTCCTTTCGGACATAATATCTATCATTCCCATTTTACTTAATTTTTAGAAGTTGTTTTACTTTTTGAAGAACCGTTCAGTTCCATTAACAAAGACTTAATATCGGTTAAAGCGTTTTTCATTGATTTGACCTCGGTCTCCAATGAAACTATCTTCTCTTCCTGCTGTTTCTCCTTGGCGAACTGCGGATTAAGTACTTTCAGTATCTCATCGCAGTTATCTAACACAGACTGATGATAGTCAACGCTGTTAAGCACTTGACGACTCGTCTGTATCATGCCTTCCACTTCCGCAAGAATCACTTCCCGCTTATCAGATATTACAGCATTCGGATAGTTGAAAATCTCCAAATTGGAAGGAACTTTCTCGAATGTAAGCGCATTACCATCGGCTTTGACGCTTATCTCCAATTCCTGTTCCTGCTGCATGTTCAACGGCATGGACGGATTGTATGTCGGATATTTCGGAGTGGATTTAACCGATTCAACCGTCCCAATCTTTAGTTCGGGCTTATCACCCTTTGTTAATACGAATATTAAACTTCCTTGTTTTAACGTACTGAACATATTCTTTCTTCTTTTTTAATTATGCTTTCGCTGACTTAACGGCTGCACTCGCAGGAGCCGGAGTATCACCACCTGTAGGAGCAGTACCGCCCGTTTGGAAATTAACAAAACGGATGATATTGTCTCGCTTGTTCAGATAAGCAAACACTTCACGGGTTCCGGTCAAATCGGAGCCGATAACGTTAGAACTGTTATGGTCTACCACATTAACACGCTTCTCGCCGGAGTTGGCAGTTGAACTGCCCGTGTTAGTGGTATTACCGCCAGTAGGAGCTACAATAGTTACAGGTAATGCAGCGCCACCTGCGGGCACTGCACTGTTTATCTGTAGAGTTATGTAGCATTCGCACGGCAATTGGTTATAGATGCACTTGTCAATACCGTAATCAACACTTGTCGCTGACAAAGAAACATTTGCAGTCGGAAGTTCATAAATATTAAGAACTTTCAACCGGGGACCTCTGAAAGCCGGAAACGGTATTGGATAGAATGGATTTATCATAACTCCTCCTTTCTTTTAGCAACCGCAGTTAGTAGCACGAGTAGCAGCTAAATCGCCTGCGTATGCACCATAAGCAGCGGCTTTATATAAATCAGCGTTAAATCCTTGTATATTGGGATATACTACAGGAACTGTCGGAGGAAGACCGCACTCAATCTTTGACAAACGAGCGCTTATTTCAGCAATAGCATTGTTCAAAGGCGCAACCGTCTGTGCCTGTCCAGCAAGCAACTGTGCAGTCTGATGTTCCTGTGATAATTGGTTAGCCAAAGCAGCGCTCTTCTGACGCTCTGCATCCAGCTTATCCATCAGATTCTGCGTAGTCATTTGGTCTAACTTAGCCAAAATAGCTTGGTTGTTAGAGTTGGCTACATCACGAAGTGACAGAGTATTTTGGTTCATCGTGTTCTGCAATGTGTTCGTCTGATTGCACATCGCCAACTGCGATTCATATCCTTGTGTAGTGATTGCGTTTTGTGTTTTGCAGCAGCAGTCTGCAATAGCTTGGGCGATTTGACAATTGCCTTGCGTAATGGAGTTGATAATCTGCATGGAGCTTTGACCCACTTGGTTACCCACTTGCTGAACGGAAGACATAACCCCGTTGATAGCCTGCTGTACTTGACCGATAGAACAGTTCAAGTTAGTTGCCAACTGACTGATGGCATTACCGTTTCCTGTGATAGCCTGCATAAGCAATTCACGACCGTTGTCGTTGTTAATTAAGTTTGGAATACCGTTTGCGCCGTAACCTCCGCCACCATTGTTGCCGTTGTTACCATTATTTCCCCAGCCGTTGTTACCCCAGCCCATAAGGAAAAACAAAAATATTACCCAAATTAGGAAACCACCTTCACCCCAGCCATTATTTCCTTTGTTCTGCATAGCCAAGAGAAGGTTCGGGTCTAAACCGGATTTAGAAAGTAATGGAGCTAAAACTCCCAACATTCCTGTAGCCCCAGCGTTCCCGCTTTCGGGAGTATAAACGATTGTTCTTTCGCTCATAAGTTTAATGATTTAAGTTATTGTCGCACTATTACGACACAACAAAAATAATTAAAGTATATGAACTTTCAAAATATTAACTTAAAATTTTTAATAAAATCATAAAATATTCCTCATGAACTCATCGTAATCCTTTTTAGCTACCCAATAATAACCATATAAAGGAATTTTCTTATATCTACTATTATATATTGACCCCGCAAGATAACCCGTTTCTCTTGATGCTTGTTGGGCATTTTTATATTCACCAACTATGTTATAATCAGAATCTAATTGAAGTATTCCTATACTTGTTGCTTCTACACATCTCTTTGTTACTTCTGCTTTTTTATCCGGAGAAAGTTGATTAAACATATTCTTAAAATTCCCTTTCGTAGCAGGATTATTACTATTTTCTTTTGGAGTAACCCATCTCAAATTTTCCACTCTATTATCCGTTTTTATACCATTTATATGGTCTATAAAATCTTTCCCGTCTTCTTTAGGTATAAATGCTTCGGCTACTAATCTATGAACTAATCTTCTATCACCCTTCCCATTTTTAGATAACCCTGTTCTATAATATCCATACCTACTAATCCCTAACGGATGAATTTTCTCTACTCTTTCTCCGAAATGCGGGTCTCTTTTATTCCTTATATATGTTATCGCTTTCACCCGCCCTAAATTAGACACTTGGTACAATCCCTCATACCCTACTACATCTTTCCAAACTTCTTCCATACTTAATATTTTTAGTTGAGTTACAAAGATAAAAATAGTCTTTGTTTTCTATATTGGTTTTACTTTCTTTAACGTGTATGCACTTAGGTTATCCCGCCGTTAACGGGGAATACGACCTCGGATATTTATGTAAAAATACTCACGGGAAGATAGATAAATGGAACATTTATAAACCTGTTCCGGGAGCACCTCATGGGAGAGATGTTTTATACCCACAACAGAAAAGTGGTTGGTATATAGGGAAAGATGGGAAATGCGGATTGAAAGTATTTACCTCAAATAACTTGCAAGCAGTGGCAGATTATGTACTATCTACTCCCGAAAGCAATAGATGGAGCTACAATCCTCCTAAGGGCACAGACGATGAACCATACAGATTACTTGATTTTGAAAAATACAAAACGAATAGAATAAAACCGCTGTATAGAATAACGAGCTATGAAGGTACTCTTAATGATGAAAGGATAGACTTGCGTTTGTACTATAAATATAATATGAACGACCCATCTCTTTTTATAACCGATTTAGAACATAATGATGAATCTTTTGAGAATTGGTATTTAGGAGCTATATTTGTAGATAGTAGGACTAAAAAAGTACTATCTGCTTCATGTAATCCTAATTCGTTAGGTCGGGCAAATGATTTAGATTTTTCATTCGGTACATCTTATGACCCAATGACTATACCCCTTTTGACTTCCGCAGGCGGATTTGATACACAAGTTGAATATATAATGATACCTATCTTAAGTTATCTAAAAAAGCCGCTGTCTTTCAAATCGTCACAAGTTACAGGGAGTGATATGTTTTGTGATTTGCCTATTAATAATGGAAGAGTTCTAATATATAAGTTATCGGAAGTAGGTTGCTATATGGATGATAACTCAACATTCTATGATGAATATGTACTTTATTATAATGTATTGGGTCATAATAAAACTAATGTTGCTGTTAGTTTAGGGGGATATACAGTTGAGTTATGGGAGTTTGACCCATACTATCCAAATGATACTGTTAATGCCCATAAAGTAGCAGAATTAAATTATGAATCAAGTTCATATATACCAGCTAATACAGAAGCTCATGAAATGCGAGTAGGAGGGTCATTAGAATGGGGGAATCATGGCAATTGGAGTATAAGTTATTCAACAGCTTATAACCAAGGTTACTTTTTTAAACTGATAGGGGATAATCCAAGTGTGTTTATAAACTATACTTCCCGAAGAGTTTCAGAAAAAATATAATAAAAACGTGGCGCCGCTTTTCACAAAGAGACGCCACAACCTAACTTTAAACATTACATTTATGGGACTACATTCATCAATTCTTTTGAAATATGCAAAGGATACCATACCTTCGCTTTAGTTTCTATGTTTATTCCTTTGAACCATACCTTACCATTAGGCACGGTCTTGAAAGAAGTTATCTTCGCTTTCTTTATGTTTCCCCTCGTATTGTGATAGGGAACAATATCTCCGATTTTAATCTCTGAATGTTCCATAATCATCTTCGGGATTATATGTTAAATTTTCAAAATCAAATTTAGAAACCGGAACTATATGATTCCATCTTACAGTTCCACCATCCTTTTTGCCATCAACGAAAGTAGATGATTCTCCGGCATAATATCTTAAAATAAGTCTGTAATAAAAAATATATTCATCAATTTCATCAGAAACAAAGACGGGAGTTCCTTTCGGCAAGTCTTTTCTTGGCGGCTTTGAGTAGTCTACCGTAGTCCAATCACGGTTCTCTTTAGAGGGGAATAAAACGCATTCGCTATCGGGATAAGATGTTATTTTTCCGTCTAAATCAAAAAAATAATGTTTATCCTTTTTCAATACTTCTATTATATAATTTTCATCCACATTTATAAGAGAAACTTCCCCGTAACTTGGCGAATAAAGTTGCAGTCCTCTTGGCGCATATCGCAGGCGGTCAGCGATAGTAAGAACTGGGTATACATCACTTTCTAAAGCATAATATGCCGATTCTTCTGGGAAAACTACTCTCTCTCCGTTTTCATTATAAGAATATCCACTACCATTATGTGCGTGTCTATCAATTGTATAACCATAATTATTACTAAAGTCATTAAATCCTTTATAGAAAAAATATGCTAAAATAGTACTGTCTCTTATACACATCTCCGAGCCCACGAGACCGGAGCCTA